ATGGAGCAGTCGAATACTGTGCGTGAAGCCGGAGCGCCTGGACCGGGACAGGAGTTCGAGATCATTCAGCAGTGGCAGTATATGGGTAACGTTCAACCCGGACTTCTGACAGATGCCGCCATGGAGAACTGCAAGAAGATCGGCATTACCAGCCTTCAATCATATGTTACATGGGCAGAAATCGAAAAAATCGAGTGCACACTGGATTTTTCCGCTTATGACCCTCTTGTTGAGGCATTGCTCAAGCACCGCCTCAAGTGGGTTCCTTTCCTCATCCTCGGGCCATATTACGCCACGCCCGAGTGGTTCCGGAAATCTCCCCGCAGCCTCTACGCCAAATGCCTCGAACACGGCAGGGAATCCAAGATCCAATCCATCTGGAATCCTCATCTGCCACGTTGCGTTGAACACTTTCTTCATGTGTTCTCGGAACACTATGGAGATGCCAATCTCTTTGAAAGTATCTGCCTGGGGATCAGCGGGAATTGGGGGGAAGCCATCTATCCGGCCACCGGCTGCTTTCTCGGCGGCTTTCATGTCCATCCCGGCTGGTGGTGTGGAGATCGCTATGCCATCGAAAGCTTTCGCCGCCATTGCGTTCGAAAGTATGCCTCACTGGAACATCTCAACATGCAATGGGGCACGAATTTTTCGGATTGCTCCGACGTGGGTTTCCCGCAGCTCTCGCATTCCTTGATAAAAGACCTGTATTTTGAAGCCGTGAAACGAATGCCTTATTCTTTCAAACCTCCTTTGAAAAAAATGAAATCTGCGTTGACCGACATCACGACTTCTTTCATGGGGCCGAAGCGGCAATCGGGCCGGGCGCAAGAAGATTTGTGGGGCGCGCGGGAGCGACGGACAATAGATTTCGTCGAATGGTATCAAGGCAGTATGACGGCCTGGGCGGAATTCTGGCTGAAGACGGCGAGGAAGTGCTTTCCTCGGAGCAGGATCTATCTCGTCACGGGGGGTGAGGGGGAATCCTGCCTCGGCGCTGACTTCGCGGCTCAAGCCGCCGTTGCGGCCAGGTATGGCGGAGGGATCAGGATCACCAATCAGAGCGATGACTTTGGCGAGAGTTTTGTCCGGGCGAGGCTGCTTGCTTCTGCGAGCAGACATTACGGCGCTTATCTGACGACGGAAGAGGCGGGCATCAACAAGCCGGAGGGAGTTACGGTGCGCGCTTTTGAGGCTCTCGCATCGGGCGCGAATGGTTTGTACTGCAAGAGCCTCATCGGCGTGGGACGTGACCTGTGCACCGGAAGATACCTGCCTTGCGGCGAGGTGAGCGGGGGCGGAACGAACCTTTCCCGTGTCAGGCATTGCCTTGTGCCGTCGCAGCCGGTTCTTGATGTGGCGGTGTTGTTTCCCAATGCCTCGATCGGAGTCAAACCATCGTTACTGTCAGTCCTGTACGGCCATGGCGCGAAGTTGAGAGGCTGGGTGGATTTCGATTTTGTGGATGAATCCATGGTTAGGGATTCGTGCCTGCAAAAATACGGTTTCCTGATTGCTCTCGCGGGTCACCTGCTACAGCCTGATGTAGTTACGGAAATAGCTGATTGGATTGGCAGAGGAGGCGTTTTTGTTTCATCCGCACATTTACCCGTCACTTCGGTTGTGTGCGATGCTGCGCCTGTCGGGATTACGACGACATTGCCCGATGGGCGCGGTATAATGAAAAGCATTCACGGTGGCCACATGCTCACCTTTGAAGGCGAGAGGGGAGACTACCTCCGCTTCATTTCAGAAGCCGTTTTCAACAGCGGGAAACGGTATCCCTGGAATGGGGTCCCCGGGATTTTGAACGGGCACGGCAGACAGTACCTTACGCGGTTTTCCGATAAAGTGATCGATTATAACCCCGCCACATCCCGGATGCGGATACATTCCCTCAGAGAAGAAGATGGAGCCGGCGATGGGAGTCGAACCCGCGACCTGCTGATTACGAATCAGCTGCTCTACCACTGAGCTACGCCGGCTCAGATTGTGCCTGGCCTTATAGCATGCCGATTTGTGGACGGTCAAGGGAAAATGGGAACTGTGTCAAAATGGGTCAAAATGGGCACTATGGGACGCGAATTCCGACCCATTTCCGACCCATTTCCGACCCATAAAATAGGGTCTCACCGCCCCACTATTCCCCTGCTCCGCCTACCTGCCCTCCCCCTACTCCCCAAGCAACACATCCTCATTCACCGTATCGTCTACGTCCACAGCATCGTCGGTAGACGTCGTGTCGTTGTACTCCTCGAGGACGTCCCCCACCCCCTGTATCGCAAGCCATTTATAGACCTGGGCCTGCGGGTTGTGCGCTTCGGAGGTGTAGTTGAAGAACCGGATCGTGATTGTATCTGCACCGGGGTAGGCTCCCAGGATGCCGACGCCTGTCGGGAAGTACCGGGGGTTCACAAACACGACCATGCCCACTTTCACGCCGGTGGCCGGAATCGTGACGTCAAGTATCCCTCCGGCCGCTATCGACCCCGTATCGACTTTGCACCGGCCCTTGATAATTTTCGTTATATATCTGCCCGTGTCCTCCGTCTCGAACCTCAACCGCCCAAGCGTTAGATCGGGCGAGAAGGCCTGATAGAGCCCCCTCACGTCCGGCCGGAAACCCCTCTTGTACGTCGGGCTGATCGTCTCCAAATTGGACGTCAACACGCTGGCATCAAGCACAATCGTGGTATTTGGAGACGAATACGATACCGAAGAGACCCGAGCGGACCTCCAGCCGTTATCGCCACAATCCACCCACACCTTACTCTCCACCGGATACGTGGCGTGGACATCCCCCGCAACCGTCAGGGTGGTCCCTGAAGAATAGACCGCTGTGTGGCCGTATCTCGATCCCGTAGCCGTGGCCAGGTCTGCTATCTGGTTCGGATACCGGAGCCCCGGATTGTACGAGGAGACATTCACGGGAGGGCGCTTCGTTCCGGTGGAATTGCCGTCGCATTTTACCAGTATCTCGTCGGCGCCGTCCTCGAACCAGTTTCCCGAAAGCTCGTTAGCGTACCCGTCGTAGAACACAATCCGATGATTGGTTCCCCCTCCAGCGAGTAAGGCCGGATTGTCATTCGGGTTGAACGTGCAGTTGATGACCTTGTTCCCGACGCCCCCAACCTTCAGCGCGACTTTGTAATCCTCGAACTTGCACTCACTGACAACGTTCTGGTTTGCTCTTCGGGACTGACTTCCGTCTCCTTCGAGGAAAACGCTGCCGTTGGGCGACTTGAAGCCGCTGAAGTAGCAGTGCGAGATGTCCAGGAAATAGATCTTGTTAGCCCGGGAATTTGGATCGGTGTGGTAGGCATGAAACGCGCATTGCTCGGCCGCCGGATTCCCGACGAACCGAATGTACTCGAACGTCAACATGGAAAGATGCCGATCCAGGTAAATCAAGTCGGTATCGTTCACGTTCGCGGCGTTGTCGATCACGAGGTTGCGCAATGGGCACCAATACCCTGAAGAGGAATAGAGATCCTCGTAAGCCGTGAAGAGGGGTTCAGCCCCTATATATTTCAGGATTGTCTTTTCGCCCATCCCCTCGACGGTCACACCGAACCGGAGCGGGATCGACGCGCCGCACTCGAACGTGCCAGCACCGATCGAGACTCGAGGAACTCCACCGGCCCGGGCGCATATAACCGCGGACAGAATGGGTGCATAGAAATCGTCCGTTCCATTCCACCACCATTCCGGGCACACATAATCCATTGCCGAGGAGAGAACGAACCTGCCCGATACCCAGGGGTTAAAGATCTTATACCTTCCGGCCATAATCTGCCCGAGGATCGTAACGGTAAAGTAAGTATTGATCTTCCCGCCCGGGGGTATCCAGAGGGTTATGTTCGCCGGAACGGTTACTTCCGTAGTTTCGATTTCCGTATTGATCAAAAGGAGTTTCTGAGTGCTCCCGATAGCCGCAACGGCTTCAACAAGCGAGTTGCCGTAGTTTCCGATGTGGTCTATCTCCGGGACTGAAATTTCTGTGGTGGGGAGGTTCTGCCATCCATTCCCCGAAGCATTCCAGGCCAGGAGATAATTGGCGCATGGAGTAAGCGTGGAATCACACACGCCGGACATGGCGGATGCCTGCAAGGCGCGGCTCGCCTTCTCGTTTACCTGCTGGATCTGCATCGCAAGTTTATCCAGAGCGTCGTTGATCGATGCCGCCGTGAACTCGTTCAGATCCGTCCAGTTCTGTTCCTGAAGGATGGGCGCCCCACGGCGGATGAGGAGATGTTCCCCGGTGGCGAGAGCGGTCGTGAGTGTAACCGATCCGCCAGAGGAAAGTCCGGCGCCGAGCACGGTATAGCCCACGTCGAGTTGGAGAAGGGTTTCCGTCCCATTCACGTCGGATCGAATGACGTCGAGGTCATCGTTTTCATAGAACTTGAAGGGAACCGAAAAGGGTCCGGCCGATCCCGTTCCGGCGTAGGTGATCTTATTCGTTTCGAGCGATACGGTCATGATGTGGGTCTCCTCTGTCTCGGGACAGACGATCTTGGTTTCTGGGATATCTCTTTTTCAAGGTCTCCAAGGGATTCAATTTCAAAACCATCCGGCAGCTTAAATGTACCTGGAAGATAGGTAACATCTCTTTCGAGATGGCTTCCGATATTCTGTTTTTCGGATATTCCTAGGAAAATTTCCTCAATAGGGGTTGCTATCTGTTCCGAAGCTTGTTTCTTGCGTGCGTTACTTTCCATTCGATTTAACATTCTGCCAGCCAATAAGAACAAAACAGGAACGAGAATAAGGTTTAACCAAAGCGGCCCACCCCAAATACATTGGAACGTAGCTCCAAACCCAATGATCCACACACAAAACAGACAAATCCCAAAACATGCGCCCAAAATATTGCCAAGATTAATCATGATCCACAGTGTAATTTTCCAAGCATACTTCAGGAATACCATGCATCCCTCCGGCTTAATACTTTGGTTTCAATGCCTGAGCCTTTTCTTGCCTCGTTGCCTGCGCGAGTTCGCGTAGATCTGGGAATTCCTTTAGCATCTGAGCTTCCGCAAGTTCCCGGTAAGCGTTGATCGTGTATCTAATATACATCGCTTTCCCGCCTTCCGGTCCGTCAGATTGCCGTTGGTAGAGATTGGATGCAACGAGTTTTTCAAGAGCGTCCTTGCACCCCAGGCCATCCCCCGACTTAGCTTCATTCCCAGCCAGTACAACATATCTATCCCATTCCTGAGGTGTCAATTCAACTCCTTTGATCTGGGGAGAAGGAAGCTTGACAGCAACTTGATGCTTGAGCATCTCATCATCAACGGGGGAATCCTTTTCAGTGCTTGAATAAATCGGAGATACTATATCAGGCCCGATACCTCCTTCAAGGATAACTGGTTCACCCCATAAATTTCGTCTCGGGGGTAGATCGTCAGACCATCCGGGAATGCGTGCCTTCAATTCGGCGATTGTGGCGTCAAATCCCTTATACCTGGACGTCTCACGCATTGCGGGATCAACCATGGTTCTATTGATCTGGGCCGAAAGAGAGGGAATAAGAGAAGCGAATTGCTTTCTAATCCATCCTTCGCCCCTGTTTGCATTCTCGTACCGTTGCGCCTCTGAAAATATAGCGAAAAAATCAGATAGCCCCCGGCAATAGGTCTTGCTCAAAAGATTTTGAGAAACCGACGTAACGGCTGCCCCGGCCAACTTATTGGCATCCATCTCCCCGAGCTGTCCCATGATTTCCGCTGAATCCGCAGCGATGGCGAGAATTCCACCGATGGGATCAAGGCGATTATAGGAATAGTACGTGTCGCCAATCTTGAGGGAGTACGGCTGCCATCCCTTGCGTCTCAGGATCTCCTTCATATCTTTATCGGCAGGCCCAGCGCCGGTAATAACCCCAGACCCGGCGAGAGCGGCTGTAACCGCCATAACCGTAGATCCAAGTCCGATCCTGGCAACAGCAAGGTCTCTCCTTGCGCCTCCGGCCATAAGATCGGAGCGGACTGACGACATGAGGGGAGCCAAAGGGGTGCGCTCGATAGTCATTTTGAGAATATTCAGCGGCGTTCTCACGAAAGGCACGATGAGCCGCAGAACGGGCTTGCTGTTGATAGCGGCGGAAATCAGGCTCCCGGTTTTTCCGAGCGGGTTGGTGAAGGTCTGGTATTGCGCCGCATCGACGGCAGCAAGTTTCAAATCATCGGGAGGGTGCGCCATAATTTCTGAGATTCGGTTCGTAAGAACTTCTTCTTCGAGCCCCTCAGAAACTGCCGTGCGATATGCTCGAGCGTTCAACTCCATCCGGTATCCAATGACTTTGAAAAACTCATCTTCCGACGTCAGAAATTTGCCAGGGGTACGGTAGATGTCTCCGAGCCAATCCACCGCCGCAGAAAGATAATTCCCCGGCTCGAACCCACGAGGTGCAAGCTGCTTGATCCCTTTCCCGAGCCATGTCTTTTCCAGGTTCGCTCCAGTGATCGCCTTCCTTGGGGTTTCGAGCTTACCGATCCCGGCGCCTCCCTGCCCGGTTTTGAACGCCTTCCCGGCCAACTCGAAACCTTCGCGCATCCCATGCACCAATCCCCAAAACTGAGAGGATGCCTCCCCGGCCAGGATCTCTCCTGAACCGATAGGGCTTTGGCTGATAGCGGAAGCAAGTTTTCGCTCCGGAACCATCCAAAGTGCTGTGATCGCGTTAGAAAGAATGTTCGTGGCGTGGGTTTGAGGCCCGGAAAGCAGGCCCATTATCCACGCCTCGATAAACATATCCGACCCGGTAGCCTTGTTCAGTTTCTCAGTGGTTCTGTTGACTTGAGCGAGAGAAGGTTTTCTGTTCACCTGGGAATCTGCCACGTCGGCCAACGCTTCCGCCATTTTCTCAACAGCGGGACGTCCGCCCGAGGCTTCAAGTACATCCCGGATTTGCCGCGCTCTCAGAATACCGGGTTCCGTCTGAACGTTGAATATGGATAAAGCCCGCCCGGCTTCCGCGGTCATTCCTGAAACCTGCGCCTGTATCGCTGCATGCGTCGATACTCTACCCCTGAAGGCAGAAAGCATTTCGTCAGAATTATTGCCACCCCGGATGGCCTTCGCCAGTTCGAGGAGTTTCTCTGCCGAATCCATCATGATCCAGCGGGCCGCTAACACTTGTTCGGCGTTGAACGCTTCGCCACGTCTCCGCGAAAGAAGAGTCTCCTCAGACCATCCAAGATCCATGGCGAGCTGTTTGGTGAGTTGCTGGGTTTGTGTGCCCCTGCGGGAATCATCAATCTGCGCCGGAAGGTTTTCCGCGACAGTTTCAATGAGGCGGTGAATATCTTCTGGGGAACGAAGGCGTTCGTGGTTGATGTTGATGGAGTATTTCTGGAGCGGCTTGCTCATCTTATCGGAGAGAATAGCACTCTCTATCGAATTCTGAGCGAGTTCGATTTTGAAAAGACTCTTGGGATTGTTCTCGAAGGCTTTCGTTTCAGCCTTGACCCGTGGAGGGATGGTTATTTCGATGCCGCCGCGTTCGTTCCCGAGAATCGATTTGGCGGTCTGAAGAAAGGAAGGAGATTCTACATCTCCGCTATCATTTCCAGTTCCTCCACCAGGCGAACCTTGTTCCCCCGTACCCACTCCTCGCTGTAGGTGTCTATCAATCTCTCTAGTCCACCTATCATGAGTCCATAATTCTCTTCCCCTCCAGGGACCTCCTTCACTCCTAGCAATTCCAAGGCGCGTTCGCGTGTCATTGGGGGACTTTGAGAAATCTTCGGGGAACTCGAAGAAGATGATATCCGGTCTTCCATATTTTTCATAATCCCATCCTTTCGGAGCAAGCGCATCGTCCCATTGAGCGCGATATTTCTCGATAAATCCAAAGCTATTATAATACGAATCAAGAAATCCAGCAACGCAATCGCATGTTCTTGCCCCCTTAGCGATTGCCAGCGTTACAGCTTGCTCGCCAGCTCCCTTTCTCCCGGAATTATTGATTACTCCCACCATATCCTTTTCAGGAGTCAAGGCAAAGCCCACGCCGTCATCGGTAAGGTATACTTGCCAGTCTTTCATTTCTTCGGGAGTATAAGGCGTAAGAAATTGATTCTTTTTACTCTTGTCGCGTTGGACTACAAATTCCTCAGGACTGGCAGGTTTGAATTTCGCCTCCATGGATGCGAGATCGGTATCGGCCATCGCACTTCCAGGTGTTCCCCTTTCAACGACAATCGCCTCTTCCGGAGGTATATTCTCGCTCGAATACGGCGGGGTCTTGGCTCGCTCTTCAGGTGTGAGGTTGGCGCGTTCGGCTGCGTCCCGGGCTTCGATTTCACCTGCAAGACGACGGTATGTTTCAAATTGCGCCCGAGGGCTGTTGTCAAATTTGAGTTTCTCATCTATCAGGGCATTGCGCTCGCGGAGCAACTCGCTGTACCGGCTATCAGTAAGAGCCGTATTCAAAAGTCGTTGAATTTCTCTAAGACGTTTTGCAACTTCCCCCTGCCGCCCGCCGATATCCAGATCGGCGTTTTCTGGATTCCCACCTTTCGCAAACCCTTCCTTCTCCTGAATCCAGTGCTGAATCTCATGCGTAATGGTTTTCTTGGCGTCGTCTTCATTCTTTGCCCAAACAGTCAATTTCTTTCCGTCGAATTCTCCCTGCCGTTCATAGCTATCGGAAACATGCACTTCAGCCGGAACGTTCTTCAATTCCGGATACGCATCGTAAAGCCTTGGATGAAAGTACGCTCCCTGGAGGTTCCCGCTATAATCTTCCCCTGGATCAATGAGGATCTCCGCCTTGCTGTCGTCTATCTCGAAGCGCGGCTTCCGGTCGTAGAGACTGGAGAACTTGCCCGTAGCCGCATCCCAGCCCGCCGATTGCTGCCCCCCAAATGCCCCGGTCTCATCCCGCAAAACGCTCCTGGCTTCCCGGAAGGCTCCCCTCAATTTATCGGCGAATCCGCTCCTCTCGGCGTCATCAATCTTCTTGGAGAGCTTTTTGTAGACGTCGGGGTTCCGAATCTCCAGGTTCTTAAGGTAGACTGCCAATCCCTTTCTCGGAAGTTGAACCATGGCCATGGTTGCGGTTGGACCGACCACCCCTGCCATTATCTGCAGAAGAGGCCCGGCCCCGGCGGCATCCGCCGCTGTCATGGCGCCACCGGCGAGCGCCCCAGTCCCGGCTTCGGTTACGACGCGCTTCCCTACGGTCCTTGCAGCCGTCTCCAATCCTTCGCTGGAAATTGCCCCACCGATAGCGGACCCCATTCCAACTCTTGAACCAATACGAGCCGCCGAAGCGGGAATGCTCGCACCGGCCGTAATTGTTCCCTGTGCTACATCGGCGAGTAAATCAGATGGCCCGTAAATAGGTTCCCGGATTCCGCCATGAATTTCAGCCTCAATCTCTTCCGGGTTATTTCCCATTAACAGTAGGTCGAGTGCCATTTGCTGAGAGTGCGGACCTGCGGGAGATGGCGTTTCTTCGGGCATCATTGCCGCTCGGGTGCGCCACGATTCAACGTCCGTCTCAGGTAGATTCATTGGGCGCATGACTTGAGGGGCTTTTCCGCCTATACCTGCGAATCGATCATACGCTGCCTGAACCTTTCCCACGTGGACTTCCACATCATACGGAACTCCTGCTGAGTTGACTCCTTTCTTACCCTCCCAAGTAGGCCCACCAGAGTTCCAAATGGCTGCAATTTGCTTAACGTTGTACCCCTTGGAAACCATTTCTTCAACAGACCATTTTGCAACAGCTTCCTCGTTTTCGGGAGTCATTGGAAGCGGCTTGTCCCCAAACCCGTTGATCCTGGCAAACTGCGTTGACATACGCTTCCAGGTATCCGGCATGAACTGGTACGCGCCCTTCCCTCCATCGGGAGCCATGGCGCTGTAATCGCCCCCGCTTTCGACTTCCTTCATGGCCGCAAGAATGCGGTCAACTTCCTGTCCTCGAATGGGAGAAGAGCCGCCAGGACCGCCTTGGCCCGTGCCATCTTTCTGATCGTAGGTAATGTCAATACCGGGTCGTCCCCCAGGAGTAACGTAATCTGGGGTCCCCATCTCCATGGGCTGCAGGCCCATCTTTGGAGCAGTCAGGTTGTATTCTTCGGGGGTAAGATGCTTTCTGAGCGCTTCGGCGGCAAGACTATTTTCCTTCAGGATTTGTTCCCGCTTCGCCATGTAGGCGTCACTCATATTGTCTTCGGGAAGTATGCGGTCCTCGTTCACTTATTTCATCCCCCGATCTTTTTTTGCCTGTTCGGTAGTCTTGCCGCTGGTTGACTTGGATTTCCCGCGTTGCTCTTCCACCAAGATTTCACGCAACTTGTTGATGTTATCAATCTCCCTCTGGTATGCCCCCGGAGTTATGCGGTCCGCATGCAATCTTCTTGCGGTTTCCTGCTCCGCTACATCGAGGGTTTGGAAAGTGATTTCTGGGGTAGGCAAAAACATCGGTTTGGGGAAATCCCGGACGGTTGCCGGATCTCTATATCTTGGAAGAATATCGTCGGCTACAGTCCAGGGATCTTCGTGGTTCCTAACCCTGTCGTCAAATTCCCGCTTTGCTCTGGATCGTCTCGCCTCTGCCGAGGTGTCAAGAGCCGCAAGGGGTCCAGTGGTCTTGAGTTGCGAATCGATGTAAGCTTTGGCTCCTTTGTAGATTGGATCTTTGGAGACATCGTTTTCGCGTTCCATGGCATGACTACGAGAAATCATTTCATTAACGGTGCTATTTTTCAGAGTCGTTCCGGCTCGTTTCAAGATTTCTCTACGGAAATCCTTCTGATTGGTTTCATCATCATAAAGACGTTCCCACATTTCCGTTTCGATATGAGGGAAATCAATGCTTTCTTGATTACTAATAGATCGGTGGAGGGCCTTGTAGGCTCCGGAGTCGATCTGTCTATTTTGGCGAAGCTCCTCAAGAATTGGAATGGTGAGTCTTCCTTGCTTCAGAGAAGCGAAGGCATCCATTTCGGTTTGATCTTGAAGCTTTTTGAGATCCCTTTCCTGCTTCGACTCAAGCCTTCGCACCTCCGCATCTGTGTGATTGATGAGGATTTCTGATTGCTTTTGGGCATGATCGATGAGTTTTTCCCTATTTTCTGGGGTAAGAAATTGATCGTAATCCCCGTTCAAGAGTCTGTCTCGGGTATTGGTTACTTTAAGAACATTCTCTGTTGCCGACAAGTTGGGGTCGGTGCGCATATCCTGGCGCACCAAGACTGATCCCACGGCGCTTCTATTATCTCTCTTAATCTTGGGAGCATCATCTTGGGGAATGACCCCGATTGACACATTCAGGTCAATGAGTTCATCTCCCTGATTCACGATGTCCTGAACATCCTGGGGAGTTCTTGCCATCGAAACGAACGACTGAAGTTTCCAGAGCGATTCCTTATAAGATCCTTGGGCCGCCTGAATCTGTGACTTTCTGGAAGCGTTCCTGATTTCCACGCCGAGGGTCAGCGCCTTATTGGCAAAATGCTCGTCAAAACGAGCCTGCACGGTGGGGTCGCTGATTTGGGAGATGTAATCCTTCCGCATCTTCTGGACCTGATCGCGAAAGGCCCCGGGGATTGCAGTAGGATTCGCCACGAATTCGGGGGATGTGGTCAGCTTGTCATGGAGATCGAAAAGCTTTTGGGTGGAGTCAACTTTCAGTTCGGTAAGCTGCCTGACCTTTGCGACGTCAATGAGCTTCTTATCAAGCTGGTTCCCGATCTCTGAGACAACGTACCCCGCCTTCTCCATCGCCGCTTCCGGGCCCTGGTTCGCAAACCCGAGAGGAGCCATGGCGCCGGGTGCCTGGTCGGTCATTCTCGCGCGTCTGTCATAATCCGGTATTTGAGGCATATCATGAGTACCTGTTCAGCAAGCTTCGTCCAAAGCCGGTCAAAAGAGTCGTTCCCGCGTTCATCCATCCCGACGTCTTGGATCTTCCCGCCTGCCAGTCGTAAAGGTTAGCCTGGTCGGCGTAGGCCCGCTGGGTCACGTCGGCGTTGTACCCGGTCATGTTGATGTCCTTCTCGAAATTTGCGGCCGTGTCGCTCATGACGTCCAGGGGACTCCCGGACATGCTGACACCGGCGCCTCCGTACATCGCACTCTGAGTGCCAAGCGTTTTCCGGCGCTCCGTCGAGAGCTTGAGCGTCTCCTGTTTCGCGGACTCGATCGCCATCTTCCCCTGTTGCCGGAGTGTGTCCGCGTTTCGCTCCAGGAGGTCCGCCTGCGTGTTCCCCTGCATAACGGACCCGACAGCGCCGAGGACAGAGCCGCCGAGGCTAAGACCGGTAGCCAGGGAAGAGAGACCGCTTCCGGCAGTTGTAGCAGCGGTACTTGCGCCGGCAACTCCACTTCCAAAGAGTGTCCCCAGAAAGCTGGGAGCCGCAGCCGCCGTGATCGCGGAAGCTCCGCCTTCGGCGACGAGACCCGTGGTTGCGAGCGCACCCGCCGTTGAAGCTGCCGCGCCGGTGGCTCCCATGCCTGCCATTAGTGCGGGAATAGCCGCCGCAAAAGGAGCCATTTATACCCTCCTCACAATCGCGTATCTCAAATGCGTCTCTCCATGGATTCCATAGCCGGGCATGTCCCCTTCGTACCGGAACCCAAGCCAGTTCACCCACCGGTCCGCCCGCTCATTCCCGGCATCGACCGTCGCCTGCACCCGATGGAGCCGGTAGACATCCATAAGCTGTTGGATTCCCCGCCTCACGGTCCGGCAGAGCACAAATCTATGCCCTACAATCGATTTTCCGAGAAAACCCCATGCTTCCCCTACCCCCGGCCAGAGCACGCAAATTCCGGCGCATCCAAGGGCTTCCCGCGTCCATGAATCGATGGCCGTGAATGCCGGCCCGGCAGACCGAAGCCGTTCGGGATACCCGGTGGATTTCCTCAGTTCATCGAAGCTCTCCAGGTCGTGAGCTGGTTCGAGGTGGAGTATGTGTTTCGCTTCAAAGGGTATGAGTTCGATCATGGAGAGTTCCCTGGCCCTTTCATTCGTCTGCAAAATCGAGCAGAAAAATAACCGATTTCATAACTCAATCGTTCACCATCACGAGCGGCATAGCCGCCAAAACCGTAAGCGGCAACGGCTGATCCTGCACGATGGTGATGCGTCCTTCATTGTCGCTCTGCGGCCATTCGACCGTCATGTCCCCCGTGAAAAGAGGCGCCTGCTCTCCCAGTTTCTGCACGCCTGGTTTCCAGTAGGGAATGACTCGAAGATCGTTCAGGGACGGTCCGACTTTTCCACCGAGCGACTTCAGGAACCGAAACACGACTCGCAGAATCTGCTTCCGCCGTCCCTGAGTCGTTCCTTCCCGGTCCCCCGGTTCGATTCGCATGGTCTGGAGCGTGCAGGTGAAAGGCAAGCCCGCATGCACCACCGAGGCGGCTGAATCCAGCGTAAACGCTCCGTTTTTTACCACCTGCTCAGAGACGACCACGCCGTCCGCCACGATGGCTACGGTCTTTCTTTCCAGATGGTTCATCCCGCTGAAAGTGGTGGTGGCCGCGCCGTCATAGGTGAGCCCCGAATCCACGCAGAAATAGTCTTCCTGATCGGTTACCGTTTCGTGGTTATCGAGGAGTTCGACGTATCGTTTCGTCTTTCCGTTCACGATCCGTTTCACCACGGCCCACAGCTCGTCATAGCCCGCTTCCAGCCCGAGACTCGACGGGATGACGGCAACGCTCTCGAACTCTCCGTCCGTGATATGCCTGTGCCATCCCAAGACGTCCTGGTCCCGGTAGTAAGTGAACCCCAGAAGAACTCCATCCGCGCGCACGCACCACAGGATGGAATCCGGTTCTTTTTGGTAGGCGATATCGGTAATGCCGCCTTCGGAGATGTGTTCCGAAAGCACAGTAAGGTCTGCCGCCTGGAAGGAGTCGTACACGTAGTCGTACACGAGCTCTCGAAGCTTCCGCCTGGCGGTTTCCACGAAGAGGATGGCCGGCCCCACACGGATGGGTTTCGGATATTGGGCGGACCCATGAATGGATTGAACCTTCACGAGTACATTCGTCTGCGTGATCGGCTTGTCGGTTCCCCCGCCGATTTTTCCTTCTTCACCGATCGAGCCGCACATGAATTGAGTGTGGCTGAGAATCCACTCGATGGGGTTGTTGAACTGGGTCAACTCGAAGGTGACCGGTGCATTGTCGGTATCCCCGGGCGTGAAATTCTCGTAGTCTCCCGACCAGGAGGCCCACACGAAATCGTCGCGCGCAAACCAAAGCCGGTCATCGTGGAACACAACCGTGTTGGGCCATCCCCGGTAATCGCTCCAGGCGCTCTCCCGCCACGTGGGCGTGAAGGCTTCCTTTGCCACCGGGAAGAGGACTGTCCCCCGCACGTGATGCTTCGATATGTAGCTCGTAATCTTGACCGTGCCCCAATGTTCCGCCTGGGTTATGGTCGCCGTGGTCTTGCCTGCCGTGTGCTTCTGGCATTTCAGCCGGTACCAGACGTTGGAATCCGCCTCGAAAAATTCCTGCATCGTGCTGTAGAAGAAAGACGCCACATTCTCCCAGTAGACCAGGTCGGTCGAGGACTGGAGAACGATTTCCCCGTCCCAGTAATCCCCATCGTCTTCCGTCACGGGCACGTAGGGGGTAAGGTCCACGGTGAACTTCCCGCGAAGGAGAAGCGGAGTACTCGTGGTTCCCGCGCCCAGGAAACGCTGTTTCTGGCTTCCGCCCGTGTGCTTGAGCCGCCAGAGCGCACCGATGTGACTCTCATCCCATATCTCGGCGGCGCCCTGGGGCACGTAAGAGACGCTGCACTTCCAGTCGACGCCCAAAGAATCCGTGATGCCCGCCCTGGTGGAGGCATGTCCGGAACCGTAGATCGAGTTCGCCGCCACGGTTGCCAGAGTGATTACATTGCTGGGGGAGTCGCACTCCAGAACCAGCCAGTACGCCGTATCTTTCGTGACGTCCGTGTCGTCGGGGAAGGTATACGCCTTCTCTCCAATGGATGAGATGTCCACGTCTTCCGAGGTGGCGATGAGTGTGCCGGGGGATCCCGAAGAGTCGGAGTAAAGTTTCACCCTCGACGCACAGGTCGAACTTGCGGCTGAAACGATTTCAAAGGTGGCCTGGTTCAATTCGCCCGAAAGGGACGGCGTGAACTGGAAACCCGCATACGGGAACGACGCCGTAAGCGCGGCGAGCGCAACCCCTTCCACGTCGCTTGTCGTGCCGAAGGTCTTCAGCCCGTAGCGGTAGCTTGCGTACAGATCGACCGTGGCACCCTTGGGAATGGCCGTCGAGAGTCCAGACGTAACTTGGGATGCAAACGACCCCGATACTATGGTGGAATCGTCGGCGATAGCCCGGACGAAGAGCGTGGAATCCTTGTTGATGTCCCTCCATGGCCCGTCTTCAACGGTCATGGCCGGAATCGTCCAGGAGGTGTGGCTCGCCCGGGTGAGCTTCCGCGGCGGATAAGAGCGGTGTACGCAATACACGACATCGGCGCTCTGTGCGAATTGAAGAAGTGCGAGATCGTCGGCAATGTAGGGCGTGGCGATTTCTACGGGAACGCCGTCGACTTCGATGCGGCCGCGATCCTTGTAGAACCGGAGGTAGTGCTTCCCCCATTCGAGGATATAGGCCTGCACGTTCGAGTAAATGAACGGCGTGAGCCGGCAAAGAGCGTTCCCAAACCTGGCGGCGTTGATAAACCTGAATCCAGGCCGTGTGTGTGCTCCACCGTGCGGGTACAGGATGAAATTCTCTAAGACGCGGCAGGCCGAAGGATATTTCTTGAGTTCGACCTGGCCATCCAGTCTCGAACTCCACTCCCCGGCATTGAATGCGCTCTGGATGTAGAATTGCTTTCCCATCTCCCTACCTCGCATCCGCCCAGGTCCGGCCACGAGGAGCGCGCTGTGGAGGCGCTTCCGTAACGTCCGCACCGGTGGCCTTCCGAAGAGTCGATTCCGCAAGAGCCGTCAGGTTCGCGGCGAGGCTGGCGTTTCCGTACAGCCCGAAGGCCACGATTGACGCAATCTTGGCGCCCAGGCATGTAACGAACGCGGAATCGAACGATGCCGGGTCCGTAATCCGAGCGGTGTACCTCAAAATGACCGTCTCCAAGTCGGTGAGGAGCTGGCCGTTCTCTATGACGTATCTAATGGGCGGTGCGTGCAAATGCGGGTGCGGGTGCGGCATGTTCGAGTCGTTCACCGCCTGCGCGTCCAGGTAATCCGTGGGAAGAATGTACGCATAGGCGAATTCATTCAGAGGCGCCGTGGAGGACTGCACCAGCGTGGCCCGTTTCGTTGCGAAGTTCCAGGGGTGCTGTCTCAACAAATCGTCCCGAGTAGGTGCGTAACAACTCCTGAACTTCAAAGCAATCTGCCACTCGCTGACCTTCTCCGATTTCGCAAGGAATCCCATCGTGGCCCGGTAGACGGTATCGTTTCGCCAGGGAACCCCTTCGATGGCGTTGGATGCTTTCGCCTCCCGGATCGCCATCTCCGCCATCTCGGTCAGCGCCTTCGCCGTTTCAGCGTCGCCATAAAGTCCCGAGGCTATTCTTGCCGCGATTCGAGCGCCAAGAGCCGTCACGAACGCCGAGTCGAAGTGCGTCGGATCGGTCACCCGGTAGATATACTTCAGGTTGACTGGCGTCGTAGACGGCGCCCCTGGACTTGACATTCGAATCCCCCTCAGGCGGTGATTACGGCGTTGGTCAGGAGTTGGCCGTTCTCGACGGCAAACGGCACACGTTCCACTGCCGGATACTGTCCATCATCTTCGTTCACGGCGAGTACTCGCAGGCAATCGGTTGGAAGCGTCCATGCGTAGGTATATCCTCCCGGCTGCGCAGTGCCTGCTTCCAGAACCGCCGTTCTCTTGATGGCGAAGTTCCAGGAATGCTCACGAAGAAGGGCGTCCCTCATGGCGGCGTACACGGCCCGGAATTTCGTGGCGATCTTCCATTCATCGACACCGGCCTTCTCCGACTCCGCCAGGAATCCCATGGTGGCCCGGTAGACCGCATCGGCCCATTGGGGAATCCCTTCCAGGATGTTCGCGATCTTCGCCCGCTGAAGAGTTGCGTCGGAAAACTCCTGGAGCGCCTTCGTCAGATCGGCGTTGCCCGTGATGGGATAGACGAGAGTCGCCGCGATCCTGGCCGCCAGGCACTCCACAAACGTCGAGTCGAAGCGCCCGGGTTCCTCCACATTCGCGGTGTACTTCAGAACTACCGCCTCGGCGTTGGTGAGCACCCGCCCATATTCCGTAGTAAACGGCACGCGCGGAGCGGTGGGGTCATTCCCGTCATCTTCGTTCACCGCCTGGACCTGGAGACAATCCGCGGGCAATTCGTACTGATAGGCGTACCCGCTCGCCGGAGCGGCCGACAGTCGCTCCAGCGTGACCCGCCTGGTGGCGAATCCCCAGGCATGTACGCGCAAGAGCGTGTCTCGCAAGATCGGGAATGCGGAACGGCATTTGACGGTGTTCGGGTCCGCTGTGTCGTTCATGTCCGTAATGGGATCTTTCCCGCACAAACCCATCGCCATGCTGCAAATCTGTTCAGCCGATGCCATGGATTATCATCCTCCAAGGAGTGTCTTGCGGGTGACTGGAGCAGACCCCAGGTCAAGTCCCCCGCCCAGGATGGTAGATTGCTTTCCCTGCGCCCGCTGGAGTCTCAGCCGCTCCGCCGTAGCCGCATTGTCTGCCGCCAGGGCTTCCGTGGTTTTCGGAGCCGGAGGATTCGCCGGGGCGCTTGGAACGTGGCTTCCGAATATGCTCATGATTCTTGTGTCTCCTTCTCCGGCATCTGCGCCCCGCACTGGGGGCAGAAGTTCAGCCGCTCAGTCGCTGACACGTACGAAAAGCCGCACCCGTTGGGGCATGAGACATGCTGCGGCCGCAGGTCAGCGCCGCATTGGGTGCAGAATTTGTCGGTGATGATGAGGGAAGTCGCACAATTCATGCACGCCATATCCTAATCTCCTATGATTCCAAATAACTCTCCAGCGTCCCCCATTGGGCGTAGCTGTACGGATTAATATAGAAAATCAATTGATTGTAGCCACTTGAGCCGAGAAAACCCGACGCCTTAGCTACCGAATAACTCGGATAAAAGTTCTTTCCATCCACACTGAAATAAAACGTTACGGTAGTTCCGTCGTCATACAATTTTATCCAAATACGGCATCCATAGAACGTTCCGGTCGCAGAATCGCCATTCCACGAGGTAGGACTATTCCATTTGATTGGTGCTCTAAATACCCCGGTAGTTTGCAGGTGCATGGCATGCAGCTTTCCAGATACACTATCCCGCCATCCAAACCCCACGGCGGGGTTGTTGGCGTTCCACGACGTCACTGATATTAGAGCCGTAACCGTATATGGCGTAGCGGGAACGCTCTTTACCAGCCCGCGTACTCCATCAGCCGCCCCATTTGATGGACTGTACAGTGTCAGCCCCGCCGCCGTGTCCGCCACCGTGGCGCTCCCCTGGTTTACCCAGGTGGAAAACCCGGTCAATAATTGCGTGGGGATGTCCTCAGACATGAGGCCCGAGAAGAGGCCGCGCCCGGCAGCCGCAACCGAAGCCTCTACGATACGATCGTTAACCCATTCGGTAGTGGCAATTCTGGTGTCGTCGCTATTACTAGCAGGTGTCGGAGCCTCAGGAGTCCCCGTAAACGTCGGAGATGCCAGGGGCGCCTTGAGATCCAACTCGTCATTGAGATCTACACCAGCCCCGATGATGTGATTCGCCTCGACCTCGTTCCATACCCGGTTCGCGCGCCCCAGGTAACCACCGCCATCAGTATGAGGCACGATTCCCAGGACGCCATCTTTTAGCTCGATATCGGTGGCCGGCACATCCGGGTCGGTCTCAAAAAACGAGGATATCACGTCAGGGTCAACGACATCCCCGTCGGCTATCTCCTGATCGACTCCGTCGTAATCGACTATGGGCCGCTTCGTTGCCATGGTTGATTATGCCTTCACGAGCGGACGTTCCGGGGAGAAGATCATTTCGGTTGCCGATACAGCCACGCCAAGGCACTGCCTGACCTGACCAGTCCCTGTAGGAGAAGTTTCTTGGGTACCTCCTGGAGTCGTCACGGACAGATACTCCTTGGCTCCAGGAGTAAGCCCGGTGCATTCGGAATTGAGTTGGCCAGGAAGATAGACGGTCGCAATTGCTGCGCTCGCGAATGCAGCCAACACGAAACCGTTCGCTTCTTTGCCACTTGTCGAGGCATCTGCTTTACGGCATTTTACCGCGCCCGTATCGGTGTAAATATTGACATAATTGCCCCCCGAGAGAGCCTCGCTTGCCGGGGCTGAAATCGTCTCCGCTCCGATACCGGTTGGCAGAAAACTTTCATCCAGTTTGCCATCGCTTCCCGTAGCGATAATCTTACCGGCGTCACTCGATCCGGAACTGGAGGCAAGAGCTTCTTTTTCAGCATCGACTCCGCCATTGTCATAGATGTACTTGTCAGCCATATTTCATCCTTTAATCAGAGGTGGTTGTAGGTCTACAAAAATGGACGTCGCCGATATCACCCATGCGACAATCCGCGAAAATCCCAAAGTCGGTTGCACCTGTGTCAGAATGCCCGACGAGTTGAAGAACAAACGATCACTCCCCGACCAATTCCACGAACTCTCCGTCATCCTCCCATATGTTCTGACCGTCACATCCGCGCCTTCCAGCGCCGCTCCGGTCGCGATCCCGATCACCTTCGTGGCATGTGCAATATTCGAGGAATCCGCCACATACGCCAGTCCATCGATAGCGATCACTACCCGATGCCCGCTGATAATTTCCCCGGCAGTAAGGGTGATGACGTCCGCAGCTTCGCCAGGTTCCCCTTGAATGCCCTGAATGCCCTGCTCGCCTTGCGGGCCAGTCGCTCCGGTTGCGCCGGTTGCACCGGTTGCGCCCTGTGTGCCCTGCGGGCCGGTTTCCCCCTGCTCCCCTTGTGGGCCAATGAGATTCGCAACCGGATCTCCCCACGTACCGGATACTTTCCGGTAGACGTCCCCGGTCGACGTCCGCAGGTAATAATCCCCGTCCTCCCCGAGACTATCGGAGGGAACGGAGGTTCCGGAGTACCAGGTAGTTCCATCGTCTCCGGTAGACCCGCCGCTCCCCCGCATGCCGCGCGGGCCTGCCGACGTCTTCTCTTTTGCGGGGGAGCGGTAGAGGGTCATAGGCTACTTTGCTCCCTTGACTCTGCCTCGCGCTTCTTCATTGGTCATGGCTACCGGCCTGGCCTTGGGCTTCTTGAGAGTCTTGGGGTCGATAGGGGCAACCGTTTCGGAAGTCAACGGAATCGGTCTCGGTTTCTTGGGATACTCGAACTTGGCAGGGACCTTATTTCCTTCACGAGCATCCACAACGCACTGCACGTCAACCAGTCCCTCAAAAGTCAGCGGATCGAAATGGCGAGGAATCACGTTATTGTCTGAAGGATTGTATGTCGTCATTCCCTCCAGGTGCCAGAACCCCCCGCTATAATCCCATTTTTGGCCTGGTTGCTCGTTGGTGGTCAAAATGTCCCCGGCCTTCCATTGGTGATCCCTGAAAATCACACCGTCAATTCTGCATACCCACTCCATAAATCCTCCCGTTCAAGTTCATCGCCGGACTATTAAACATCCGCCAACGGATAGGGGTCGATACTGAATGTGTACGTTCCGTTCTCGAAACCGGCCGTGGTGGAAACCAGTTGACCGCGCACGAATCGAAGCACGGACGGAGCCGCGGGAAGGGCAACGCTCCTTTTGTATCCTGCCGCCAGAGTCCCGGCCGCCAGACCGGTGAAGAGTTCCAGGAGCTTCGTGGTGGGCGCCGTCGCGGCCCCGTGAACAATATTGAACGCCAGGGTCCCGCTGCCAGAAGACGCCGCCGCGGCCGTCATTACGAAATTGGCCCACAGCGGAGTACCGTGGCCGATGTCTGGGTGGGCCTTTGCGGCGAAATACGCATCCTTCCCAGCTCCCAGATCGAGCTCATCGGTGGTGTACGCAGTAGTCGCAGTCGAAGGCAGCGCCACATCTTCACTCAACAGAGTCTTACTGTCCTGCATAGCCATAGTCGAACTATCCTTTCTGCGAGGGGGGCCAAAGCCCCCCATCGTTAGCTGATCGCAGTTTCGGTCTCGGAAATCATTTCATCGACATAGATGGGAATTCCAAGCAGAGCCGGTACTTCTGCATCCCCGAACGGGTCCTTGATCGAGAGGAACACGTTGCTTTTGTCCTTGATGGCGATCAGGATTTGCGTGTAGATGTTCACAGAGCAATACCCGACCGCCCCGCGTCCCTGGTCGCGCATCCAGTTTTTCACGCTGATCAGCACATCCTCATTGAAGATATTGCTGGATCCACTGGTTTCGATATTCGCGATACGGCCGATTGCCCGAGGATCACGCACGCACAGACCGCCGTCCCACTTGAAGTCATCCACATAGGCCAGATACTTATAATTGTTCCCATCGAGAACGAGCTGCGTTCCGAGGTCCAAATGACGGAGGCCTGCGGGAGTGCCGGGAGGGGTGAGCATTGCCACACGATCGGCGCGCCACTGAAGGAGGTAGAGGCTCGAAACATCCGATCCCGTACCCCCGCAACCCTGAACATTCTTGCCGTTCAAGCTCGGCATGCGAGGAGCGAGGCCGGTCCATTGCTCGGTATCCACCAGGGCGTTCCCATACCAAAGCGTAGTCGCCATGGTCTGCCCGAGGCCTTCGATGAAAGCGGTGTTTTCCTGGTTCCGAAACTCGGCGCCGCCACTCTTATCCACCAGGTCTTTATCGTGCTGTGCCATGGATCCCAACATACCGAGTTGATCCCGGATCTGAATGACCTGGCTCATCTCGGTCGGAACACCAGCGTTGAAACGCCGAAACGTACCGGCCGGGAGGCTATAGCGTTGGGTGGAGACGTGGGTGAACTGGTCGTTTGCCTCTATCACAACAGCCTGATCGAGGCACGGGCGAGACCCCTGGAGAATTTCCGCCACGGGCAGCATACTGCCGTTATGCATGCGCTTGGCGATCTCGACGAATGTCAACTGCCTGTTTGCGTACAGAGTAGGCATATTTATGGACTCCTTTGTCTACAGCCTTGGAGTCAATGGAGTCGATGGAATCCTAACCCATGCTCGTGTAATTCAGCATGGGATTACCCGACTTGTCCCGCTTGACATCGGTAGGTCCGCCGCCTCCTTGACCTTTGAATTTGTCTTCCGAATAGTGTTTGCCGATCACGGCAAACATCCTGACCAATGTAGGGTTATCTCCCCATCCGGTCTGACCCATGAGCGCCTCGACCTCGGCGACCGGAATTCCCGCATCTGCGGCGACGCCCTTCATGCCTGCCAGAGCGGATTGCAGGTTCGCGTTGAAGTCCGCTTTCCAGAGAGTCTCAAGAGCCTGCTTCCCTTCCGCGCGCTGATCTGCGCGCATCTGAATCGCCGCACCCACGTAGGCATCGATCACGCCCTGAAGCTGTACGCTATTGAGTCCCTTGACGTGGCCGTCCTTTACCACTGCCCGCAGAAGAGGATCGTCTGCAGGAACGCCTTCGGGCAGAGTGAGCTGATACCCTTCGGGCTTTTCCGGAACTCCAAGCACTTGCCGCATCTTTGCGTCGAACGCCTGTCTCTCTTCGGGGGTTGCGTTATCGCCGGGCGGCACAATGGCGCCCTTCAACCTGGCGGTCGTTTCCAGGTGAGCTTTCAGCACGTCCGCCGGCGTCTTGTCCTTCCAGGCCGCCGCAGCCTCGTTTGCGCGCACATCCTCCGGAAGCTGCTCAAACCAACTCGTTTGACTTCCGCTTCCGCCTCCGGCCCCGCCCTCATTCTCGATGGCGCCGCTTTCGTTCTGATTCCCATTCGGATTCAGATTCTCACCGTCCATTCTCGTTCTCCTTCAGGTAATCCTGTTCCGACCAATCCGGATCGATACAGGAAAGGTACACGTCCTCAAGTCCGCTCATTTCCAGAATTCGGGCTATTGCCGCCTTCTTCCCATCTCCGAACGCAACGCTCTCGGCCATAGACGTTCCGCCGTCGCGTCCCGACCGCTCAAAAAGGCCGGCGTTCAGGATTTGATCCATGATCACGATCTTCACGTCCGGGTTGCCCGCATCCGCTCGAAACACGTTCCGATACGCCAGGCGGACCCGCTTTTCATCAAACAGATGATATTTCCGGCGGATTGCGTCACGCTTCTTGGGATTCATGCCGAATTGCCTCCCATGCCCTTCATGATCTCAGTCGCGGCGTTCGGGTTTCTCGGGTCCATGGGGGTTTGCCCGAGGCTCTTAGCGGCTTCCACCGCCGCTATGCCCGCCTGTGCCTGTTCCATCGCCTGCTTCTGTTGCAGTCTCATCTGGCGTATACGTTCCACCGATTCGTCATCCCTCATGATCTCGGAAGGAACGACTTCGCGCTCCGCTATGAGTTTGATAGCCGCATCGTCATCGAGCCTGTCCAACACATCCCCTCGCCCAGTGCTCTGCGCAATGAGGGATGCTGCCTGGTAAACTTTCATCACGGATTCGCTGTCCCGCCTGCGTTGAGCCAGGAAGAGAGGAGACACATATTCGGTATCCATGCGCTCCATCTGCATCAGGAGTTCCTCCGGCGGCGGCGGAAGTTGACCTCCTTCCAACAGGATCGAAAATATCCGGTCGAGATCGGAATCGAGGTGTTCCCGCTTTTGCCGCCCTACGGCCGGGCCCATGAGCACGAGTTTTTCCTGCTTCCGCTCCAGGGCCTCAGTCGCGGTCATCGTGGTCTCGGCGTTCGTGATCGCGAGGAATACATCGGTGTGGAAATACCGGCCTACCGCTTTCTCCTGACGATCTTCCATCTCGATTCCAAACGGCACATTCAAACCAACGTTGATCGGTTCCACCCGGCCTCCAGGGGGCCCCGTGTACGGATTCAACGCGCCCGTTCCCAGGTCGATAGGAGATGAAAAGCCATCTGCGGGGTATTGAATGGCGGGCTCCACTATGCGTTGCCCGGCGAGCAGGTTCGTAATCTCCATTTCATTGAGCATGCTCATGGACTGAAGCGCCTTGATAGCCGGCCCGCGCCCATAGATCTCGCCGCGCTGCTTGTACATTCGAGGGACCGAGTACGGAAATTCCCGGTATCCCCCCTCGTCCAGTAGCAACTTGAGCGATGGATAAATCCAAAGTGAAGCCCATGGCATGTTCTTCTTGTCGCGCTTCGATGGGTCGTAATCCTCGCGGGGAAGCACCGCATGTAGGAAATCGAACTCATCGTCCGGGTTCCCGGATTCTATGGCGCGCTTGATGGTGTCCGGAACCTTATCGCCCCATTCCTTTTCAGCATTCCGGGCAGACCACTTGAACTCCCTGAAGACTGTATCCACGATGCCATGTCTATCTTCGGATAGCACACAATCGAAGAGCGAGATGTTCATGAAGGTGAGCCGCTTGTTGACGTCTGCCTCACTGTATTTCACTGCCGTGCCGTAGACGGTCTGGTGTTCAAACGCTGTGTAAGTAGTGTCTCCATAGTTGCTGGCGTTCAGGAACTGATAGGCTATGTTTTCGCACTCCTCTGCCCACTTCCTGAACTGTGCGTTCGTGTTCAGCGCCAGAGGAAAGAACATCCACCGAAAATACTTGTAATTGTCCGGCGTCATCCCTGAGTAGAGCCCAGCAACCATCACATCTTTCGCCCATTCGGGGGTTCCGTCATATGCCTTAATGCCCCGCTTCTCACCCGAAATCGGCTTCGTATCTCTACTACCAACACCGTGCTGGGGAGCACAGAACTCAAGCGAACGGTTCCAAAGCGCCTCCCAGGATGAACGCTCGTTCTTCAATCGTTCATTGCGCCGGAGAATTCGGATTATGAGATCGGTTTCGTTCATCTTTACCTGCCGCTGAATGTCATGAGCGGATCTTTTTTCCGCTGCGCCTGCATAGCCGCAATGGCTTGTTCTTGCCTGGATTTCACATGAACGGGTTCCCCAAACGTTAGCGCCAGGGCATCAGCATCGTTTGGAGACCTGACGCCCCTATTCCGCATGCTCTCCTTACTCTCAAGGACCTTGTTATGATTCGAGTCATACTTGAACCGCGGTCCCATGAGGTCCGCATGCAGGTTGTCGTCGTCGGGAATGCTGACCGGCAATTCGTCATTCAGCCAATCATGCATCAGCCCCCAAATCTCGTTGCGCTTGTTCTTGTACTTCTCGGCGTTCAGCGCTGCCCCGCCAAAGTGAATGGCCCTCACCCGTTTTCGGTATCCCATCTCCCACAGCCGGGAAATGATTCCATCGGCGCTGGCGTCGATGAACATCATGTCGACGTAAGGATCTCTCGAATCCAGCACCGACTTTGCCGTCCCGACATGAGCCATTGCATCCTGGCGCTGATACCTGCGAAGATTGAAGGCGCATCGCCCTTGCCTGAAGATCAGACTTGCGCCATCCTTCCCCGCCGCATCGGGATCGAATCCAACCACAATCGGCCCGGTAGCATGCGTCAAAGCATACTTGCGCGCCCGTAGGATGCACTCGGCCTTGACGAACGTTTCTTCCCCCGTCACCTGGAAGGCTTCCGCCGGCGTTGCCGGATATTCCTGCTTGAAAAGGAGCGGATCTTTCAATTCCACGATCTTTGCAGCCCTCCAGGCCATCTGTTCCATGTCTAGTCCATAGGCGTCCCGATACTCTTCATCAGCCTGGCCGAGCATAAATCCTTCAGAAACAGGCTTCCGGTATTCCTCTCGCCAAAACCAGGGAATGAAGATTGGAATGAATTCGCCGATCCCCCTCTCCGCTTCCTGCCAGGTCCGGTGAAAATAATTGCCCATACCGTTTGCAGTGCTCTCAAGAATGATTTCGGTACCCGCCACATTCGGGACAGCCTGAAGGATGCCCGCTGCGTGAGTTTGCGCATTCGGCCAGAAGGCGACTTCACTCCCGTGGAAATACTGAATGGTTGAAGAACGCCCGGTGCCCTTTGTCTTGGCAGTTCCAACGCGATACCCAGAATCAAGTCTATCGAACAGCAACTCCTTCTCATTGCTCTTGCCGGTGTGCGGACGAAGTTTCTCCGGGCAGTGCTGATGATACCGCTGAGCCATATCGAAAAGGTTCTGAGTCGCCTGATCTTCATGGGTGAGGATGAATGCGCGCACGCCCCTGTGGTGTGTCGTCTTCCAGTAGAACCGCCCCTCCACATAGGTACTGCATCCCTGCTGTCTGCCCTTGAGGATGATTGCGCGGATCCGTCCGCATTCCAGCCTCTGCGCTTCGAGACGCTCATGGAGATAGAGCTGTTCACGATTGGGCCGAAACCGGACGATGCTTCCGGCCTTGGTGCGGATCCACAAACACCGCGGCGCGTAGTGGAGGAACTCATTCTTATGCCGAAGCCGGACCGCTCGCTCATTCGGAGTCATCCTCGAGTTCTTTCAGTGCTTCCTCGTGGCTCATAGCTACATTCACATCGAGGGCGCTCTTTTCCGACCAATTCTCAAACCGCTGATAGACAAGTTTCGCGGCTCTGGCGTCGCCATTCATTGCCGCATCGATGAGTCCTTTGTCCACCCGGGCGAGATACCTGGCATATTTCCCGCGCCGCATATCCAGGCCCTCACGCTCGATCTGACAGAGTTCTTCAGAACTAAATACCTTCCACAAGCTTCCAGAACTTTTGTACCCGAGCACCTCCCGAGCAAGGAAAGTCCTGTCCGGCCACTCGTTGTCAGGGTTGCCCAAGTATTTAAGGAGCTTATCCCTGTTTTTATCTTTGACGGACAGGCCCTTTTTCACTCCAAATACTCTCCCTTCACCTTACTTTGCCGCCACGGCCTTCTTGTCCATCGATCGCGCGATGGAATAGCCCGAGTACCCGATGCCGAATGTTGCCCACAAGCCGTCCGGAATGCTCGACAGCCAGGCCTGCATCCCCTTGGCGATGGAGACGGCCAGGTCCGGCTTGAATGCCGAGAGAACACCCATAGGGATGCTTGCCAGAATCATCACATAGACCACATACAGAAACGTGGGCCGCGCCCTTGATGTCCACGGGTCGGCCGATTTGGCCTCGGCAACGATGGCGGACATAGCTGTTTCGAGTTCTCTCAACTCACCGTCCTGAGCGAGCCGCATGAGTTCCAGTTGGGCTTTCGCCTTTTCAGTGGGATCGGGAAATAGCCGATCAATCAACTTTCCGCCGATGCCGAGTCCTATTTCAATTGCGCCCAGTATGCCCATGATGCCATCCTCCCGATTTATGGTTGCTTCCCGCCAACGATATGATTCCAGAGTTTCTCGTTTAGATCTTTTTGCCCGCTCTCGATCCGCTCCAATATTTTCATCTGGAGTAAGAATTGCTCCCGCAAAACGGGCATATTATCGACAACGGGGCGTCGCTCATCCTGCCATCGCTCTACCGCGACAATCCTCGAATCTATTTTGCTGGCCCACCACACCCACGTGCCTGTTTGCAATAAAATGGACCCGACGATGGAAAGGACAACGGCGTTACGCACAATCCAAGATCTGGCTCGTTCAACCATCGGACTCCTTCCTCTCGGCCCACACGGGGCACGACGATTCGGGCATCATGTACCGATCGTGCAGGCGGCATACACCACTCACCTGATTCACTCCCTCGTCACGCTCCCAATGCCCGCAGCTCATACAACGTCGGTCAGCGTTACACATGCCTTCGCCCTCCTTTCCCAGCCGCGCCCATATCGTGGCCAGCCGCGCAGAGTCTGGTAATGCAGGATTGCCCTGGCGATGACCGCCCGGAGGAGCACCGCTTGGTCGGAACAGGCATTCGCGGCCGCCCGCGTTTTCGGCCCCAGCACGCCATCCACCACCACAGTTCCGGCGCCGCACACATCGTTGACCGCTTTCTGAAGCAGCTCATGAGCTTTGCGCGGCCCCATGTTCACCGCCAGATCGAAGGCCTTCGCCGCAACCCGGACGTCATCAATCAGGTCGTACCCACCGGGCTCCCAGAAGCGCTCATGGTAGAGTTCAATGGCGCGCTCCCGGGTGAGCTTTCGGATGTTCACGCCGGGGAAAGACCTGGCGGAAATGCCGAACTTCGTCTCGCCCCCGGGGTCGTGAGGGTCATTGACGTAGCCGCCCTCGAATTTCAGGGTATGCTCAACAGCTTGTAAGAATTTTTCGGAGTATCCCGGCACAGATTCCTCCCTTTTATGGAAGTGGAAAAATCAGGATTATTCACGCCAGGATTATAAGGGGGGATTTTCCGGGAAATCGTGTATCGTCGCCTATCGTCGCCTATCGTCGCCTATACCCCATCTTTTGCTATTGACAGGGTTTTTGAGGTTGAAGGATTTGGGTTTTCATCCATCGTGAAATGAGGCCGGAGTCACTCTGCCAGATTCCATCTATTTTCCTGGCGGGGAAGGATTCTTCACGAATCCACCTGAGCACGGTATCCCATGATCTTCCTACATACGATGATATCCGTTTCTTCCCCGTCAGGATCTCGCTCAAGTTTATAATCCTCCGCCTGATTCGTCCGTGTTGACGCCTTCAAATCCATTCAAATCCCTCCTGTACAGTATCGTTATTTCATAGCGTGGTGGGTCCCCGTAGTATTTCCCCGTGTCGTTCAGATACCCGACCACGCTCTTATCGTCCGGCCAAAAAACACCCGTTGCGCAGTCCTTCACGTGCTTGATGATGTTGTCGAGATCGGGCTTCGAGACGGGCTGCACTTCTCCGGACCTGGCCGCCTCACGGAACCAGGCTGCCTTGCCTTTCTCTGGCGCCATGGACTTGAAGGCCTCGGGCATACTTTGCGGGATCGGGAAGACGGCCCGCACCCCCAGCTTAATGGGCCCATCGAGTGGCTTATCCGGCCTATGCTGCATCATGAGAGCTTCGAGCTTCTTTTCGTCCTGCTCTTGCGTCTTGTCCTTGTGGTGGATGATGACGCATCGGCCCGTGCGGCCATCGCGAATCGGGTTGCCGGCTTTATCCTGCAATACCATCGCCCGTGCCCGTGCCTGGCCGCGCGGCGGCAAGACGATCGTGAATTTCAGTGCGCTCCAGGGGTTGGCGTTCATGGCTACCATCCCGACTCGGCGCGCTTGCCCGCCGCCTTCAGATATTCCTTCTGCCTGAGCGCGACGAACACATTCCCTCCGGCCTGCAACTCGAGCAGGTCATTCCCCTGGGTTGGCTCATTGAGTTCGATGTCGATCTGCACCGTGGCCACAAGGATCCCCAGTTTGTCTTGCTTTGTGCTGATCTTTACGATCTTGCCCTCATGTTCTACGGCCACTCGGATTCTCCTCTCAACTCAAGGGTTTTCTGTGCCGCCAGGATCGCCGGATTGACCCATTCGCCGGGTTGATATCGCTTTTTTCGGGAGATCGTTGCATCGACGCTATCTACCGCCCACCCGTCGGCGAGTAGATCGCGCAGATGCCGGCCCTGCGCAGCTATGTCTCCGTCCGCCTGGTGGCACGTGAGACACCGGAAAACGTACACAGAGTACTGTCCAAGGTCGTTGATCCTTCCGACATGGATCATGCCTCGGCCGTCGCAGTCGGGGCACTCGACGTAGATGCGCTGTTGGTTGTTTCCGTTGCTCTTCGGGCCGCGGTATGCGTACTTCTTGACGGCGAGAGCGAGATTACGCGGGAAGGAGTCCTCTTCGGCTTTTATGCCTTCCAGAACTGCTTCCAGGCGATCTCCGGGAATATCAGCCATTTCTCGGAACCATTCCTCGGCGGCACCTTCCGCCACGAAGGTCCGAGACTTGTTGAAAAAGGCCAGTAGCCGTTTCATGAAAACCTCAAATTCCCGCTTCGTCATTCCACGCTCTCCATTGCCTCAAGCTCGAGTTCCCACTTCGCCTTCTCTTCCGTTGGCGCCCGCGGGAGGTATTTGCCCTCCAGGATTTTCAAGAAATTGCTCGGGCGAACGATCCACTCCAGGTCCGCGATCCACCCCCTGGAATTCTGTCCGAGAAGCCAGGGCATGTTCCGTATCGAGCCGAAAAATTCCTTCCACCACTCAAGCTCTTGCCTTTCCGGAGCCTCCCGCCATCGCGACCGTAGGAATTTTTGCCGTGCATCGGTCCAGGAATGCACTTTCGGGAGTTCCGGAAGGATCTCGTGATACATCGCAATGATTGCATCGTGAGGCGCCACGGGTATGGCTGAAACGGCGCGTGGAGCCGTTTTCCCATTTGTGCCCACAAGGGCGGGGGGTTCCGGGTCCGGCGTCGCCGGCGGAACGTCGGGGACAAGTGAAGTGATAACTTCACTTTCTTTTTGCTGAAGAGCAGGAACAGGAGAAGGATAAGGAACAGGAGAAGGGGCATTGCTCGCTGTAGTACTCATAGCATTGCTGTCAGTATTGCCCTTAGCATTGCTCGCAGCATCGTCATTATTCGCACTATTCCCGAATCGCTTCTTCCATCGCGCTTCCGCCGCCTTTTGCCCCTGCTTCTTCCTGTCCTCTGCATGAGCGCAGTAGCCGTTATGATCGTTCCAATCGTGCAGAAGGAAGGTCTCATTCGAGCATTCCAGCCACCGAAGGTCCGTCAGCGCCCCGACGAATACCCCCTCGTCGCCGTTCCATTTTGCTGCGAGCTCGATTTCTTCAGTATCCATTCCGGACAGGATTCCGTCCGGTTTGTATTGAGCCGCGAAAAACCAGAGTCGAAGAAGCGATTCCAAGCCGTCCCAGCCGAGGCGGCGCTTCAGCTTGACGCTCTTGGGATGATCGAAGAATCCTATCGAGAGACGGATATCCGAATTCACCTGCCTTCACCTCCAGCACAAACCTTCCACCCTCTCCAGTCATTGTCCGCGGCATACGACAGGCAATCCCAGTACCCGGGGCAGTTATCCCCGCGCTCGCACCGGCCCGATCTGGCCTCGACAATCTGACAGCCATTGACTTCGGCGGATTGTTTATGGCCTCGCCTGGCCCGAAGCTTTTCGTAGCGGCATACTCCGCATTCGAGGCTCTGCCCCCTGGCCTCCACAGTGGCCCGGGCGAGTTTTCTTTCTCGCCCGCACGTGGGGCACACAACCGCTACAAGATCCTCGTCGGCCGATTTACGCTCTTCCCATTTCTGATGGGCGCATCGTCCGCACAGACTGGTAAAAGCTTTGTTCTGCGTCGTTTTTTGCGCCACCCATCGAGAGGCGCCGCACTTCGGGCAGGTTACCTGCACCCTGGCGCTGTTGTTTCCCATCGCTATTCTCCGCTCCGATCCCATAGAACCAGGCCAAGACAGATGGCCACGTGTACGAACCAGGTGGCGACTACGATTCCCTGAGCATCTGTGAGCATGACTGCCCCCCCTCATCAACTTGCGACTCTGAGTGCTCCCTCGATCTTCGCTCGATCCGCGATGGCCCGGACTGTCGTTTCCCTGATCTCCCGAATGAGCCTTTCCTCTTTCGCCTTCAATTCCTCGACTGTGGCCGCTCCGTCCATGAAGTCCTGGAGCGTTCCCATGTATTCGCCATGGGCCGGGATATCGTCCAGAGCTTCGGATTTCCAATCGAGTTTGTCGGGGATGATTGCGGCGTTCGATTCGGCGGTGTGATTTGTGACGTGACAGAAATAGTGGACTATCCAATCCGCGAGCGCGGCGCCCTCTGTTCCTGACGCCTGAAGATATTCAATGACTCGTTCTAGTTTCTCACATGGGTTCGGGCGGATCTGATCGCAGTTTCTCTTCACCGAGGCCGCCCAGGCGTAAACATGACTGCGGGACCTCCCCCATACTTTGGCCGCTCGGTCAATCCCGAGCACCTCATTGACGGAGAAAAACCAGTCTCTGAGATCCTTCGGCGTGAAATTCTCCTTCATGTTCCCCTCGCTTTTGAATGACCCGCCTGTTTACCATGATACTGAAAGATCCCCTCCCCGCCGGGCGGGTCAGTCCCGGAAGGAAGGGGATGTTGATGTGGAGGTGAAGCTGTTGATGAAGAGTCCCCGGCAGAATCAGAATTTGCTTTTTCCAACTTGGAGGCACCCGCGCCGGGGATCGCCGGGGTGAGGAGAAGGAAAGGAGCAACCTGCATGACAAAAGAAGAAATCGCATTGGCCTTGACGCTCGAAGTCATGAAAAAAGAACCGGCAACCCCAGGCGACTCTTGCATTTACTCGACCTGCAACGCATCCGGTTATCATGTGGACCCGGCGCGCGTTCTTTCGACCTACAATCTCATTTACACAGGCCTTGCAGTTCCGGAAGCAAAAGAACCGTAGCCTATTGGAATTGTGGGGACCGGGATTGAACCGGCAGCCTGGCGCTTATAAGGCACCTGCTCCACCATTTGAGCTACCCCACGATGTTTCACTCTCGGTCAGAGAGAGGGTGCCGGTCTCTCCCGGCTGTCGCGACTCCCGCACCCAGGCTCTCTATCCGCCTCATGGCGTGCGGTCGGCCACAGCAGCGGTCCGTTGCCGGAACTGCCGCTCGTGCCGTGCTTCCCCGGGCTCGCGTTGGCGGTCGTTCGCCTGCGTCGTTGCCGCCGGGTCCGGCTCCGCACATCTCCAGGTATTTGTGCGGACACCCCACTTTCCTGGCGGGGTAAGATGTTGATGGATGACAAAGAAATCGCACTTCAGATCCTGTTGAAGCTGATGGAAAGACTAGATTCAATTCCAACCACAAAACAGGCAGTCAAGATCGCAGATGCCTACAAGGCTACTCTTCAGGTTATTTCGCAGTCTCTTCCGCCGACTCCCGTTCCAGATAAGGAGTATTGAGGGCATCGTGGTATTTCCTGTATGCTGAGATGATTCCATCGGGGGTGATCTCCTCAGCGTGCTCTCCGGCGAATTTCAGTAGTTCAATGTCGATGTGGCAGTAGTACCGGGATTCCATGCCGTCCTTCTCCTTTCATTGAGGTTGCGAGTTATGCCCCGTGACGATTCCCGATCCTGCGCCGCCATCCCTGACGACGCCCTATTCGTTTGCTGCCTGGTTCTTCTCCGCGATCTCCATGCTTTGCATGACATCCTGCGGCGGCTGGAGAGGATGTAGCGCGCAGGATGTGAGCTTCGCGGATGAGGGGAGGTTGGAATGGAGAAAAATCACGCATTCGCCGCACTTTCAGATTGTGTATTTTGTTCCCCTTGATTATTCTCATAATTTGGGAATAACCGTTCGAGCGGCACATCCAGAATCGTGGCCAGTTTCTCTTTCTCCGCATCGGTGAAGGAACGCTCGCCGCGAAGCTTCATGTTGAAGGTCGCCAGTTTCATCTTGAGCCGCCTGGCTGTCTCTCGTTGAGTTGTGCGACGTTCCAGGAGCGCCGTCTTGATCGGCACTCCCTGGTCGCGGTGTACTACGGCCATTTCGGGGCCTCCTCGGTTTCGGGTGGATAAGTGAACGAGAAATAGATTACACAATCAGGTTTGCCTATGTCAAATGAAAAGGCAAATAAATTTGCCAAACCCCCAGCCGAGAATTCGATCGTCAAAATCCGATTCGCCGAACGTCTTAAAGGATTGATGGAATCGGCAGGGGAAAACCAACCGTCTTTGGGGAAAAAACTTGGCATAAAGGGTGCCACTGTTGGCACGTGGCTTCGGTGTCTCTGTCTTCCAAAGGGTGAGCAATTACTTAATTTGGCAGCCTTTTTCGGGGTAAGCATGGACTGGTTATTAAAGGGTCGCGACGAGTCGGGCTTTGAAATATCCCTGCCAAATACCTTTCCAGAAGAAGACATGAAATGTGTCAGAAAAGTCGTTCAAATTTTGAAAAATGACAAGGTTGGAGATGTTGCAGGCGCATTACGAAGCAATGTTATGACCTTTGAACAAACACTAGCTTATAGAGTAAAAATTGAGAATTTAGAACGTGCTATGAATGAAATGCGCAATGAGAAGAAGAAAGAAGATGAAATCCTATCTTAAAAGGCCCGCCGACCGAACGGGCCGAGTCAGGAAAAGAGCAGGCAGTGTGATCTTTGTTGAATTTCATTGATGGCTTGGGAGAGAAAGAGATGTAATTACAGTGCAGAACAGACCTTTTTATGATCTATTATTGACTTGGTTTGGAAATGCATGGATAGGTTTGGTGATTAGTATTATTGTGTTGGCAGTAGCCACGCAATTTATTCTTAATCCATTTTGGGGAGCTTGTGCTATCGTCATAGAATGGTTTAGTCCTTTCAATATAGCAAATTTAATTATTACAATCATTTTTCTTATGCCTGCTATTGGAGCTTTAATCTTTAGAGATTTTCTAAGAAAAAGACGATGTTCCGTACGAGAGTGAATATGAGAACCATTCCACTCATTATATTCCTGATCGGGTTCATTGCCTCCCCCTCCTTCGCCGCCCACCTGCACCAGGAATCCTACTATCAGGCCGCCTGGTGCGCGGAGCATCACGGGCAGGTAGAATACCACCTTCCCGACGGCGCCAGGGTGGACTGCCTCACGGAGACGCACGCTATCGAGTTCGACTTCGCGCCGAAGTGGGCTGAATCGCTCGGCCAGGCACTCTACTACGGCAGCCAGACGGGCCGGCGGCCGGGTGTCGTGCTGATTATGGAGAAGCCGGGCGACAAACGGTACAGGGAACGGCTTGATGGTGCGATCCGGGGTTATGAATTGCCGGTGGATGTGTGGGAAATGGACCAGTGAAACAAGATCAGGAGGATCTTCGAATGATCGAAGAGCATAAACAGCAAATTAAAGATTTCCTTGAAGAAAAATGGAAGGGTCCGCCTCTTTGCCCTGTCTGTAAGGCGAACAATTGGGCCATCACAGAAAAGATCATGGAGATATCCGAATTAAAAAATCGCGATCAGGGAAATGTCTCTTGGCAGGTAAAACCTGTAATTGTTTTAGACTGCCTGGAATGCGGCCATATTTTGCTGTTTAACGCTGGCTTCTTTAAAGAACCGCTCCTTCGCCAGGTAAAAGAAGGATAGTGAACCATGGCTTCTTCCCCGGGAAACATGAACTTTCCCAAAAGCAAAAATGATGATATGATCCGGTTGATTTCTATAGAGGAATTCCACACCTCTCCCGGAGGTAATGGCATGGACGAACGACTCAAGTACCTTGAGAAATACTTCGACGCCCGTTTCTATACGATCGATGCCCGCTTTGATGGGGTCGAGCAGCGAATGGAGGACCGTTTCAAGGCCGTAGACGCTCGATTCGAGCGAGTAGATCGCGATATTTCGGACGTAAAGACTGACGTGCGAGAGATCCGAAAGAGGCAGGAAATCGATTTCCGGATGTTATTCGGAGCCCTCATCTTCGTCGCACTCGGTCTCGCTGGACTCATGGCTAAAGGTTTCCACTGGTTCTGACCCCCTAAAATCCGCATCCCCACGCATCCTCCAGAGCCGCCCCCAACCGGGCGGCTTTTTTGTTGGCCGGAGCATCGAAGAGATACGGTCTATTTCCAAAAGTCATCTTCGGGGATTTCAAAGCGACGCAACGCGGCACGGATTACGGGAACATATATCTCGGTGCCGTCGCCGTGATTTTTGATGGGGAATTGAGGGCCTTTCTTGGAATCCGGGGAAACAGGTTTTACGAGGATTATCTCGGAGCCCTTGCCCCTCTTGTTCACCATGGCTACCACGCCAAACTCCTTGAGCCTGTTGATGAGGTCCCGGAGCTTGAGCGGGCCTTTAGGCATGGCAGAATTCCGAAGGCTGGCAGGTATTTGCTATGACCCATGGCGGGACAAAATTCTCAAGATCCTCTTCCGTATCATCGGGGGATGTCACCTGGTATTTCTCCTGGCTCCGCTCCCGGCACTCATTGAACTCTTTCCACACCTCGGGCGGGGCCGGGCGAAAGAGATGATCCAGGTTGTCGTTTGAAAACGCATAATGGATCTGCGCTATTATCAGTTCGGCAATTTCCGACTGCGCTTGATTCGCGGTGGAAGCTGCCGCTACAATATCCAACTCCAGGCAATGAGCTACATAGAGTTCGTCCTGTCTTTTTAGCAGGATATTCACCGTGATCGCCATTGATTCCGGCTTCATGGCTCTCCTCCTCGCAATCCCGTTGCATCTGCACTTTATACCCTCTGTCCCCCACGGGGACACGACCCAATGGAAAAGTACCACCCTGAGTGTCCTCCGTCAAGACTCTTGGAAACGAAATACACAAAGAGGCAGCGGGGGAACCGGGCGGCTTTTTTGTTGGCCGGAAAGCAAATTAAATTGCATTTTGTTCTTGGCAAAGCAAATTGGTTTGTGTATTCTATTTCCCAACATGCACCACAAACAGGCATCACCACAGCACCACCCACGGCACAACCCCGTAGGCCGATGACGGGCGGGGAAGAGGATGAGGGAGAGGAAACCACCGAAATGGAAACGCTTCTTACCAAGAGATTCAGAACCAGGGGCGAGGCAACGGAACGGATTCGTATTGAGGAAAAGTTCACCGTGGATTTGACGCCCTACGTGCCTGTTACGGAAGACGATGGGGATTACTGGGACGGGGAAATAGCACTTCTGGAATTTACCGACGGGAAGGGCCTCTTCCCCATAGAAGTAGGGCGATTTAGACATTCTACGCGTCAGGAATTCATTCCTCCGAAGGGAGGCGCTTTCTATCAATTCTGTTGCGTCCGATCGGACGGGGGTTCAGCAAGCGTCAGGATCAACCTTTTAGACGCCCCCGACGATCTTTCCATCAACGAAAGACTCTTCAACAATTTCCTAAGGATGGCCGCACAAGCTCGGCTGACAATCAATGAGGCGACATTTGTTGTCGAGCAATTGCGCGGCCGCCTCTTGAGCATGGCTTACAACAACCTGGTTACTTTTTCTGAGCCTGAACAGCCTCGGCAAACAGAAGGATAGCGCACTTGAGAGCACATGGCCGGTGAATAAGCGCAGGAGAGGCGAAGAGAAATGGAGGAAAGGACGATGGCAGAAACCATCATGAGGAAAACAGTGATGTGCCCCAGGTGTGACGCGGAGATGGAAGTATCCCGTTGGGAGCCTGAGAGAATAGACAGAGTTGGCGATTGCTACGTGGAATTCACGTGCACGAAATGCGGGCGCACTATCGGTGGAACTCTCATCGGAGAATGAGATACGGCTAAAATCCTCTCCCCCTTCCCCGTTCGCGACCACTATGGGCCGCATGGCACCACAAGAAAGCGGCGGGCGAGGAGGGAGTCACCCGACAACACACAACCCGAACAGCGGCGAGAGTGGGCAGGGCCTCCGGGCTTAAAGAGCTGCCGGAGCTGGTGGGCGGAACATGGCAAGCGAGCGAGATAAAGGGTCAATCAAATCGAGGAGGAAGACGTGAATTCGGATGCAAGGGGTTGTTCGACATGCCCACCAGGTCAGGAATCATGGGAGAGCTTTCAGGTCGGGAAGCGCTCGTATGTCCAGTACGACTACCGCACTCCCGCGAGGAAACTCTTTTCGACCGTCGCAAAGTCCCTCGATGAAGCCAGGAAAAAGCGGGATCGCTGGCTTCGGCCGGTCGCCGCAATGAGGAGGTAACGATGCCCCACGTAATGAAATGTCAGGCCTGCGGGAGCACCTTCTCCCGCCTTCACATCGAGTACGGCGCCCCATCTCATTCCTGGTTCTGGGGCGAAGCCGAGTGCCCGAAATGCGGTCGGCAACGCATCGGCGGGACAAAGACAAAAATCCACCAAATCACGCACTGGCATCCAGCATGTATCGAGTGCGGGCTCGATACCGTAATTGCCCTGAATCGTGACTGCACCAGGTTCCAGTGTACCGAATGCGGCGTTGAACTGCGCGTGATCGAGAGGAAGATCATGACGGTTCTTGCCGCCCTGGAGCCACAGCTCGCGGTGGCGGGAGGTGCGGCATGAGGAAGACGGAGGTCCTTCCGCTACCCTCGGACACACGCGGTCCGCATTTTCAACCGAGCAAACCCAGGCGCCGCAAGTTCAGACCAGGAGAGAGAATCGAAAGGCTCGGGGATCTCGTCAGATACCTGGAGCACGGACAATGGATATACCTGAGAGACAAGCCCGTGCATCCCTCGTTTCTCCTCTGCTGGCAATTAGGGAGTCTGCTCCGAGGAATCCATTGCGGGACATTCAGACTCGCGGTTCGCATCGCCCAATAACACCAACCCAGGAAAGGAAAGTCAAATGCCAAACGAAGAAACCGCAATAGCAGTTGCAGAGCCGAAGCCCGCGAAGGTTCCGGTCCCGATCCGCAATGGGGTGATGTCCCCCATCGATATGGATGGGCTCTGGAGACTCGCACAGATAATGGCGTCATCGGGACTCATGCCCAAGGGCGTCGACCGTCCCGAGGCGGTCTTTGTGGCCGTCCAGATGGGAATGGAGGTGGGGCTCTCCCCCGTGCAGGCAGTGCAGAATATTGCAGTCATCAACGGGCGACCGGCAATATGGGGCGATGCGTTGCTCGGATTGGTCCAGGCGTCGGGGCTGCTCGAGGAATTCGCCGAATTCTCCGAAGGGACCTGGCCCAATGATGACTATCGCGCCATATGTGTGGCGAAACGAAAGGGCAGGCAGACCCCCATCCGGGCCGAATTCTCACGGGAAGATGCCGGTAAGGCGGGCCTGCTCGGAAAAGCTGGGCCGTGGGCTGGATATCCGAAACGCATGATGCAGATGCGCGCGCGGGGCTTCGTACTCCGGGATGGTTTCGCAGACGTCCTAAAGGGGCTCAGAACTGCCGAGGAGGTCCAGGATTACGACGTCGACATGATCAGGACCGGTAATGGATCGTATGCCCCCAGCTTCGGCGCCAACAACGGGGATTGGGGATCGCAGACGCTGCCGGCTCCCGCGCCCCCGAAGGAGGACAACGGGGACCCTCAGGCCGCCGCCCCACCGAATGGCGACACCCCCGCCAACGGAAGCGGCACGCCGCCCAGCGAGACAGCGCCGAACGGCAACGCGGCCGTGAACGGATCCACCGGCACCGAGACCGCCCCGAACGGAAATCAGGGGACCGGGGAAAGCTCCACGCGCATCGGGGGCAGCACACTGCCGACTCGGCGCAGGCAGAATAAGTTCCAGGTGAACCCCGGCCAATTCAATGGGCAGGTGCTCCTCAATACCGCCGGCGTTTTACCCGCGTCGCTCCTGCAGATCAGAGACCTCGTGAGGGATCCCCGGGCCCGCCAGGCCGTGCAGACGTTTCTCCGGGATAGGGTGGGATATGATGGCCTGTCTTTTCTGCGCGAAGAGGAGGCGCAGCATCTCATCCAGACGCTGACGCCCCCGGCGCCCGGACCCGAGACAACCCCCCTGGCCGATTCGCAACCCGAGAAGCAACCCCCGGCGCCGCGTGAAGACGAACATTCCACCTCGACGCCCGACGAATCCGCCCCGACGGTTCATTGCCCCATGGACAACAAGGACCATTCGATTGACGGACACTGCAAGGGCGGAGGGTGCGCCACGAGGAATCAGTTCGGCTGGTGCGGAATCATCGGCGAAGAGCCGAAGGAGGTGTTCTGATGTCCGCAACACGACCCTATATCCCTCTGAGTTTCTCCGTGATGGGAGACGCCGCCTGCCCGTTTCGGTTCAAGGTGCTGCGCGTGGATAAATCCTTTAAGGAACCCGAAAGCGAAGCCATGAAAACCGGTGGAGACGTGGCGCGCCTGCTGGCCGCCTATCGCCTGCATTGCTATAAGGCTGGCCTGGCGCAGGATCTCGGATTTTTCGAGGAACATTTCGGCCAGGAAATGTCCGAATCGGTCAAGAGTTTCGTAAACACTTTCAAACGTTCCGAATTCGCGACAATCCCCCTGGAAGGCCAATGGGTTCAGATCGAGGGCAGGTTCGCATATGACCGAGAACTGCGGTTTCTTCCCGGCAAGTCGTGGATGCACCCGAACGTCGGCTTCCGGGCCGCGGTGGACTTCGCCTATCGTCTCGGCGACACGCTCTATATCGTGGACGATAAGACCGGTTACGGCGATCCGGACCACTATCAACTCGAAATCTATGCCTGCCTGGTCGGGCGGGCCTTTTTCGACACGGAAAAGGCGCGTGCGATAGGCGTCAACCGCATCGTCTGCATGTTCAACGAACTGGGAAAACGTGCCGTTGAGACACTCGAGTTCTCCACCGCAGATGCCTCCCGCGTGGCACCGAACATCGAGAAGGAAATGCAGAGGATCAACTCCTGGACCGAGTATCCCGCGATTGCATGCGCCAAATGCAAGTTCTGCCAGGTCCCCGGTTGTGCAGTCCGAGAGCAGACCGAAATGGCCCTCGTGACGGCCGATCGATCCCCCGTGATCGCAGTGCCCCGCGAAATCATCTCGAAGGAAATGGCCGAGAAGGCCCTCGAATTCGTAGTGTTCGCCGACGCCCTGGTGGATGAAATCAAGGGCAAACTGAAGGCTTACGTGGCCGCAAACGGCCCGGTCTACAGCGGCGGGATGGCGGCATCCATTAGCGAGACTGAATCCTGGAATATAGCCGATCTGCGCCGAGTGGTGAACGCATTGGCGGGGTACGGTATCCCGCCCGAGATCATCTGGCAGAATCTCTCCCTCACCAAGGCCGCGATCGAGAAGATCCTGAAGCGGGCCAAGGCGCAGGATAAACAGCCGCTGCTCATGTACATGATCGAGGCGAAGAAGGGCGAGCGCTTCTCGATCGGCAAAGACAAAATGGCCGCCTGACTGATCCCGCCTGAGACGGTCGCGGGGTGGAGGTCTTGCGGCCGTCCCTCGTGGCTGGGAGCCTACGAGTGCATATGGCGGCGGGTCCCGTGCGCGGCTTTCTGGTGGCATAGATGCGGGCCGGTGTGCGGCATGTTTCGGGATCCACACGAGTGCGAGAGGAGATTGGCAGCGTGATGAAGGAGTGTCCGAAGATGGCAGAAATAAAGGTGGGGAAGCGTGGGGGATCGAAACTTGTTCGGACGGAAATGCTCACGGTCCGGCTCGATCCAAAATTGCGGTACCTGGCAGGACTCGCAGCCCGGAGACAACGACGCACGCTTTCGAGCTTCATCGAATGGGCCGTTTCGGAGAGCATCCAGACCACCGAACTCGCACCGGGCGTGACCGTCGAAAGCGCAGCCGCGCAGTTGTGGGATATCGACCCCGCGGAGCGATTGGATCGGCTCGCGCAGGCCTATCCACACCTGTTGACATACGACGAGGAGCAATTGTTGCGAGGAGAGAGCGCCCATGGCCAAGATTGAAGAATACAATCGCTTCACCTGCCTCACGTGTGCGGACCATCCCGTGATCGCAGGGAAGGATTTTTTCAAGCACTTGACGGAGGTCCACGGCATCCAGGAGGGAACCCAGGGAACGAGCGAGATGATGTTCCACATGGACGCCAGAGATTTCTTTATGTGGAAGTATCGGATCAAGATTGGAGACGTGGAAGCCATCCAGGAGACGAAACAAGCGCGGCGAGTAGCCGATAGGGCATTATGGAGGTAATCAATGAATGACCCATCATCGAAGATGTATTGCGAGTCCAAAGAGTCCATATCCGCCGCCATCGGAGTGGGTGAAATCGTCAAACCGAAGTTTACCTGCGCCTCCTGCGTCCACAAGAAGAGCGTGGCAAACAGGACACACAGCGGCGTGAAGATCCCCGGCGAGTCGGGGAAATGCACCCGGCAGGGAGGATTCTGTCCGGAGCGAAAGGCGGGCATGGACAAGAAGGCCGATTCAACGGCTGCTTATGCGGCGCTCCTGAAAAGCATGCCCTGTAACCGGCTTACCGAGAATACTACAGAGCTGGTCGACTCTGTCTCCGCAGCAACACCAGCTGAAGAAATCATCAACATCCGCCTCGATCGTATCGTGCTCCCGAGTCCGGCGATTAACATCCGTTGCGGCGACGAATGCAGCAACACTTTCGGCGCCCATGCTGATGTCAACCAGGAGGCGCTCTCCGGCCTGGTCGACTCAATTCGTGCGCACGGGGTGCAGGTCCCGATCATCGTGAGACCTGCGACGCTTCTTGGCGGGGGCGAGTGGTACGAGCTGGTAGCCGGATCCAGGAGACTCCGCGCCAAGGGGATTCTGGCCGGAGAAACAGGCGACTCCGATGCTACCATCCCCGCGATCGTGCGCAACCTGACCAACGAGCAGGCCAGGGAAATCTCTATCATCGAAAATCTCCAGCGCGAAAACCTGACCGACATGGAGGAGGCCCGGGCCTTCGCCGCTCTCCTGAAGGCGAAAGGTCCCGAAGCCGCCGGCGAGTTATCTCTCCGGCTTGGAGTCTCCCCGCAGTACATACGCCGCCGGGCGAAGGCCGCCGAATTGCCAGAGGATGTTCTCTCCGCTTGGAGCGACGGAGTGATGAGCTGGGGGCATGTGGAGCTGTTTCTCGGGATCGATCCGGACCTGGTGGCTGCGGCGCTGAAATGGATCTTGGAGCGTCATGCCTCCAAATGGGACAGCCCGGTATCCGTTTCCGAACTCCGCGAATGGATCGATGGGCGAGGTTATCCTCACGGGAAAGCGAAATTCGATCTAGCTCAATGCGTGACCTGCCCGGACAACTCCGCTATCCAGAGGACCCTTTTCGGCATTGGCGACAGTGACGCCGTCTGCCGAAATCTGGGATGCTTCATGGCGAAACAACGTGACTGGATCAACTCCAATTGGGAAGACGTTCGGAAACAGTGGCGAATCTACACGGGGATCGATCGAGAGCATTGGGTTTTTGTGAACAGCATGGGCGAAATTGCCTGTCAGCCCGAGAGAACCTCCAGCTTCGTATATGCCCTGACTGAGCGCTGTCACGGCTGCATTGATCTGTACGCACCTATCTGCATCGATGCGACCCCTCGAAGCTGTTATTTGTGCCTCGGCGATAAGGACGCCTGCGAGAAGGCCTCGAAAAAGGATGATCGCGGGAAGGCTGTTTCAATCCCCGAGAATGGCAGCAAGTTCCGCGTGGCATGGCACGGTGAGCACTTCCGGCAGGCATTCCTCCAGGAGAGGCTCCCCTGGGTGATGCGCACTCTCGACTCGAAGGAGAAGGCCCTCCATCTGACCCTGATTGCGTACCTGCAAAGTGCAGCAAGTTCCGAACTCTATGGATGGTTTTTCAAGGCGTACGGCAGCACTGACGGTTGCCGCGACAAGCGCCGTGACAAACTCCGGGATGTAATCGCCGTAGTCAAAGGATTGAGTGATAAGACCACCCTCGAAGCGCTCTACCAGGCGTCAATGCGCAGCATCATGCGCGACAAATTCAATCCGCCCCAGCGCCTGGCGATCGCCGAATACATCGGGGTTGACCTGGCGGCCGAATGGCGCCTCACCGAAGAGTACCTGGCCAAAAAAACCACCGCAGAGATCCGCGCGATCGGCGAGAAGTTTCAGCTCTGGGATCGCCCTGAGGTCCTCGCGAGATGCCCCTCCAGGAATTACCAGACCGCCAAGAAGGGGCAACTGATTGATGCCCTACTGAAATCTGATACCGATCTCGCCGGCGTCGTGCCTGACGAGATCCTGAATGGACCGGACGTCACGCAAGATTTCATTTATGTGTCGCCGCAGGGAGAGGATCGGGGATCGGGTGAGAGACCCGATGAAGGGGATCCCGAAATTGATCCGGACATAGGGGAGAAATAATCATGGAGAAGGCCCGATCGGAAAACATCACCTGGTATCTCCTCGAATTCCACCGCTCCGACACCCCTCCGGATGCCGATACCGAGGTGCTCTGCACGGACGGCGAGAGCGTAGGGGCGGGCTATTACGATGACAGCCTGGACCCGCCCTGGCGCCACAGTGTGTCAGGGTGGCCATGGCCGGGCGTACGCGCCTGGGCCGATTTGCCAGATCCGGATGAATGCATGATCGACTGCTACCCGGAGTGCGTGCGTGAGATGTCCAGATGGAGGTCCGACTAATTTCCCGCCTGTTTGAGTGGCTGTTACTGGATTGAATGGGATCTCTGTTCGGCGTGCGCCAGTGTCTGCGATCGCTGCAAAGCTGCTCATCCGTGATGAGGGAATAAAACACATGTATATGCGCTGGAAAGATCTTGAGATCGAACAGCATCGCGACCTGGACTACAAGACCACGAAGGCTCTCGAAGCAATTGATGCTGCGTTCAGCGCATCAAAAAACCGGATCGCCCTTGCCTTCTCTGCCGGAAAAGATAGCACCGTTCTGGCCGATCTTATCCGCCGATTCCGTCCATCAGTATGGGAGCGCGTCCATCTCATTTACGGCAATACAGGCGTGGAATATCCCGAATGTGTCAAGTTCTGGGAGCGAGTCCGTGAGGAATGGAACCTGCGGGACCGTGCCCATGTCGCCAGGCCGGAGCGCACCGAAAAACCTGCACTCAAATACGAGTCGCAGAGGCGAATCTGGACGTGGGCTATCGAAACAGGGAGGATCAAAGAGGTCCTCAAACCGGATGGGAAACTGAAGACCACGCAAGCCTTGGAAGCTCTCGCACTCGAAATGCCAGGAGGCGACTCACTACCCACCTGGCCGGAAGGAAGCCGAAAAGGCTACTGGTGGTGCATCGACCAATATGGATGGCCGCTCCTGGGCAAAGCATTTTCAATGCTTAAGGCGCATAGAATCAACATCGATACCTTCCTCAGATTCTCATCCAGCCAGAGCCAACAGCCAAAACTATTGGCCTATTATGAGATCCTCCGCTCAGTGAAAATCTCCCAGGCATGCTGCGACTTCATGAAAAAGGAACCCTCCAAGAAGATCCAGGCTGGATTGAAGGTAGATGTCATCTTCAAGGGCCTGATGGCGGCCGAGAGCCGGAGCCGTGCGAAAAACTTCTTGAGCCGTGGCTACCTCTTTGAGGGAGCTAGACAGGATTACCTCCAAGGCGATCCGTTCTTCCACTGCCAACCACTGGCCATCTGGAACGATGACGATATCTGGGAATATATCCGCAGATATAATGTGCCATATGCCTCACTCTACGACATGGGATACACCGACCAGTATGGGGGCTACCACAAAATCAAACGAAATGGCTGCATGGGTTGCGCCACCGATCTGCTCTATCCCGACAACCACATGGCAATGCTCAGACGCACTCATCCTAAAACGTGGATGTCATACATGAAGCGCGGAATGGCGGATGAAATTATTAAACTCCAGAGGCTGAAGAGACAGGGGCAACGATCCATTTTCGACGTATTTTCAACTGAAGAACTTCTTGAACGCCGCCCATGTTATCTGGACAGCATCACAGCAATGGTCATGAGAGATAACACGTTGACAGCGGATGAGATGGACTTCGATCCGGAGGAAGCGGCATGAAACTGCGAACGAAAGGAGTCAAGAAAATGACCTGGCAACCGACACGAATCACAGTTTGGACCATCTTTGGCCCGATAGAGGTTTCCGCCTGGATTGCTCCAGAGATACCGGGCCTTGCGGTATCCTGTGAACCACAAATGGGGTTTTGGGTCCCCACGCATGTGGCCAGCGGACGTCGTTTCGGGGGTGATTTCAATGACGCCGGAAGGGCCAAGCTGGCCATCGAGTTATATTGCACCGGTCTTGATTTTACGCAAAGCCGGGAGGACATCTGCCGGGAAAAGGAAGCGGAAGGGATCATCTGGCAAGCTATGAACTATGTCTATGGATGGGCCGACTGAAGGAGCGTAAATGCCTCAGACAAATCAATACGACCCCGAAATCGAAGCCGCGGCCAATCGCATCGCGCAGATCCTATCGAGGAAGAGCGCTCCGGCGGATACGCCCGCAAAGTCCCAGCCCACCCCGGCAATCCCCACATCCCCAGCCAGGCACCCGGCGATGAAGCCAATCCAGCTCCTCGGCGTCTCGTCTCCGGAAGAGTTGGCCGAAAAGGCTCGGATCGCCCGCGAAAAGAAGGAGTCGGCAGCCAGGCGGGACCGGACCAGGAAGCCGGCAGCGAACCGAAAGCCACGGGTCGACGTGGTCTGCCCGTGCGGGACGGTCATGCATCTGGCGCCGTGGAGGGCGATCTACCAGAAATATTGTAGCCCGGAATGCCGGCGGGAATACTTCCGGGGGTCCAAACCTCTCAAGTGGACGTTCACGCCTGAGATGGACGCGGAACTCGCCCGCATCTACCGCGAGGAAGTCGGCATCACGAAACGACCGGTGACCAAGTTGCTGGCCGAGAAATTCGGCGTACCGGCCTGGAAAATCAAGCGTAGAGCCTATGCCCTGGGAGTTGTTCCCGTCGCGATGAAACGGACGAAAGAACCGCGATGGTGTGAGGAGGAAATGGCCATCCTCAAGGAAAATGCTACGTTCACTCCCGAACGAATCCAGGAGCACCTCAGGAAAGCGGGATTCAGGAGAAGTCGTAACGCCATCCGTATCAAGATCATTCGGAACCTCGGGGGGAAGCCGAGGGGCGAAGCCTATTCTCTCCGTGAATTGGAAAAACTATTCGGCATAGATGGCCATGGCATCGGGCTCTGGATTCGTAAGGGGTTCCTCGCAGCAACCCGACGCGGGACTCTCCGGACGGAGGCCCAGCATGGGGACACGTGGGACGTGCAGCCGGCGGACGTGCGGAAATTTGTTGTCGAGAACGTAGAGTTGGTGGACTTTCGGAAGGTCGATAAATTCTGGCTGGTGGATTTGTTGACAGGAAAGGGGATCCAATGAAAGCTATCACCCTCTGGCAACCTTGGGCGTCCCTCATTGCCGTCGGCGCCAAAACGATCGAGACAAGATCCTGGAACACATCTTACCGTGGCCCGCTGGCGATCCACGCGGCGAAGCAAATCGTCATGCCGAACGATCTGAAATTCGTCCAGGCTGTCGACGCACTGGGATTGTCCTACAAGGGCCTCCCGACCGGTGCGGTCCTCGGTTGGTGCGAACTGACCGACTGCCAGGAAATGACGGAGGCAAGCATTCTTGGAACCGACACATTGAACCGCCTTTTTGGCGCTTTTCGCCCCGGCCGTTACGCCTGGATGCTTGGCCCGTTTCACGCATTGGAGAGCCCGGTTCTCTGCCGGGGAAGGCAAAAGCTTTGGGATTGGGTGTACACGGCACCTGCGGTCGAGGGGTGAGGATGAACACAGAATCCCGATGGCTCCGAATGGGTGAAGCCTGTCGATACGCTCGCGTGTGTCGAAAGACCATGCGCCGCCTCGTAAACGAGGGACACATATCGAGCGGCTATACTCCAGGAGGGCACCACCGTATCGATCGAGAAAGCATCGACGCATATTTCCGGGAGCCAGACCAAAAAGCCCTTGCGATCTATGAGAGCTTTCGGCTATGAAACTGTCCATGAGACTTTTCTGGAAACGCGGGATTGCCTATGTCGAACTCGACAACGGTCAACGCCGGAGTCTCAAGACGAAGGACAAAGCCGTTGCAAACCGTCTTTACGCCCAAATCAAGAAGAACGCTTTAGCGGGAAAGCTCGCGCACTTAACCGGAGTATGCACCAAAACTCTTGAGACATACTCTGATGAATTTTTGAAATGGTCCGAACAGGTTCAACCCCACGCCACGTTTCGCGCCAACAAATTGGCCTTATCGAAGCTCGTCTATTTCGCGGGAGGGAAAACCACCCTGGACCGCGTGTCCAAGAGACATCTCGACCAGATCGTAGCCCAATCCAGGACGGACAAACTCTCCACTGCCAGCATCAACAACTACATCCGGCACGCAAGGGCGAGTCTGAACAAAGCCGTGGAATGGGGATACCTGCCATCCAATCCCCTTTCAGGGGCAAAAGAACTGAGTGCCACCAAAACTCCCCCACGCTTCTTAGACCGCCATGCCGTGACAAAGTTCATCGCCAGCATCGCGGATATCGACCTGCGGCGCATTGTGGTTGCCTACCTTGCGACCGGGCGCAGGCGGACCGAATTGTTGAACCTTCAATGGGATGATGTAGACCTTGAAAACGGAAGATATCTTGTGCGAGCATCCAAGAACCATCTCTCCCGATGGTATCCCATTAACGGAATGTTCCGGGCGGTTCTTGTGGCATCGGCATCGGCATCGGCCGGCGGGGAGAGGATGAAGGGGAGGATTTTTGGAAAGTGGTCCCATCCCGACACCATTTCCCATTACGTCAAGAAGGCCTTGATCGCATCCGGCTGCGGTGACATGCACCTGCATCACCTGCGGCACACTTTCGCCAGCCTACAGGTCATGCAAGGGAAGAGTCTTATGGAGGTGAGGGAGTTGCTCGGGCACACCGAAATGAAGACGACGCTGATTTATTCGCACCTATCGGAAGAGCATATCAGGGAAGCTGCCGAGATCAATTTAGGGCCGGTCGACCTGGGAGACTGA